GCGGAAATCGGAGACGATCCCCGGCAGTTCGCTGATGTCCAGTGCGCGCGGCTCGGAGACGTCTTCAAAACGGTTGTTGACGAACACTTTGGTGGCGGCGCGCAGTGCAGAAGGGGCCACAGGAGCGGCGCCGTTTTCTTGCAGATCAACATGCGACACGCGGCCGACATGCCACAGTTGCAGAAAGATTTTTCCGCCCTTGGCATGGACGGCATCGGTCACGGTGCGCCAGCCGTCTATCTGCGCCTGCGTGTAGATCCCGGGGGTGTCCTGATAGCCCTGGCCCTGTCGGGAAATCTGCGTGGCTTCGCTGATCAGCAGGCCGGCGCTGGCGCGTTGGCTGTAATAGGTGGCCGCGAACTCGCTGGGGACGAAGCCCTGGCCTGCGCGGTTACGTGTCAGCGGCGCAAGGACTACCCGGTTCGACAGCGTTAGGCTGCCAAGGGTGTAAGGGGTGAACAGATTCTGATTGGTCATCTGGTATTTCTTCCGTGCCCGTTGATGGAGATCGGTGTTGCGTGCAATTAGGATGATGATCGAAATCTAAACTGTCAACGGTTTTGATTATGACCAGCATCTATGTATGATTGGACGCATGATTTCCCGGTAAACACGAGGTATTGCACGTGAGAGTGACCAAGGCCCAGGCGCAGGCCAATCGAGAGCACATCGTTGAAACGGCCTCAGAGCTGTTCCGTGAGCGCGGCTTTGACGGCGTCGGTGTGGCGGATCTCATGGCAGCTGCCGGTTTCACCCATGGAGGCTTCTACAAGCACTTCGGGTCGAAGGCCGACCTGATGGCCGAAGCCTCGGCCTGCAGTCTTGCCAAATCGCTGACTGGCGCCCAAGCGCTCGATGTTCCGGGCTTCATCAACGTCTATGTGACCCGAGAACATCGGGACGGACGTGGCAGCGGTTGCACCATGGCCGCGTTGTGCAGCGACGCGGCGCGTCAATCGGATGATGTGAAAGCGACATTTGCCGAAGGCATTGAACACACCCTGCAAACGCTGGGAGAGAAATATCCGACGGGACCGGATGCCGAGGCGGGAGAGGGGAGAAAGAAAATGATCGACCTGCTGTCTCGTGCTGTCGGCGCGATTATTTTGTCGCGTGCCTGCCCGGATGATTCTGCACTCGCGGATGAGATCCTTGAGGTTTGTCGCGCTGAAATGTTGGCTTCGTTGCCGGTCGATGAAGTTGAACCGGTGTTGAAGGAAGATTAATTCAAAGCGTGAACGGCCTATTCGCGCGATCAAAATACGCTACACAGTTTTTTTGACCAATTTGATTTGAGCGGGATTTGTAGAAAACCAGCTAAGAAATTTAGCTATATATTAGTTTTGCTATCCTCTTTGCGGTCAGTCATGCGTCGTCTGAATAAGGAAACTTCTATGACTACTGCACATGTTTTCATCGCCATCAGTCTAGATGGCTATATCGCCAGATCCGACGGTGACATTGACTGGCTATTGCAGCGCGATGATCAGAGTGAGGATCACGGCTACCTGGGCTTCATCGCCGATAAGGATGCTATCGTGATGGGGAGGGGGAGCTATGAGAAAGTGCTGACCTTCGACACTTGGTTCTACGACCTGCCAGTAATCGTGTTGTCTCAACAGTTGGCCGATTCACAGGTGCCTAATGCGCTAGAGGGAAAAGTGCGTTTTTCCAACCTCACTCCTTCAGACCTGCTGGCGGAACTGGCGAGGCAAGGTGTGCATCGAGTCTATGTCGATGGCGGGCAATTGGTGCAGTCATTCCTGCGTGACGGGTTAGTCGCCGATATGGTGATCACCACTGTTCCCGTGCTGATTGGGTCGGGAAGACCATTGTTCGGGGCCCTTACGCAGGACATTGAATTGAAGCTAGTAAATAGCCGGTGTTTTCCTTCCGGTCTAGTGCAGTCAACCTATCAGTTGGTTCCTTGATTTTCCGGAGGGAGGCCCGATCCAAAACGCTGGGCGCTCTGGTCGCCAAGATGGCCAAGGAGCATGCTACATTGCGGCCGTAGCGCCGGAGCTGGCAAAGCATGTTTTCAGCCATATCGACCAGCGCGCCGAATCCGATATGAACCTACTGACGCGTTTGGCACGTGAACTGGGCGCCGTGGCGAAGCCGGTCGACGGTCGCCTGGTGGTGGTGCCCAGGGGCGTGGCTCAGATCGACCATGTCCATCACTCGGCCGCTGACGCCTGGAATGGTCGCCGAGGGGCGGATCGATGTGCGCAACCATCGCGCCAGCGCGAACAGACTTTGGCAGGTCGAGTCGGTCATGCATGTCATTGGTTCGGGCGGGGTGTCATCGTCGGCGGCGGAATGTGTGACGCCAGCGTGAGGCCGTCGGGGGAGATCAAGGGACCTACTCGGCCACCGTACGCGGCCCCATGCCGCCCCGAGAAGGAGTTCCAACGCTTGTCTTAGCAGTTGATGGTGATCTTGCAGGCGCCGGTCTTGTAGTCAGGGTTGTCTTTGTGGCCGCAGCCCTGCAGCCCGAAGGGGGGTCGGGTCGAGCCATGGCGTACCGGTGATGACCAGCTTGGTTAACGCCGTAGTCGGAATCTTTGCAAGCTCCGCTCGCTTGAGAAACCTCCCGAGTCACCTCGAAGAGCATAGAGGCTTGCCCTGTAGAGGGCCGTTCTTCGAGAGCAACCAAAACTCCGGATTTTTTTATAGGCCCATTCCCAACCCCGAGACTTGGTCTTTTCGGCAGGTGTTAATTTCACTTCAGAGCCTCTAGCAGTGGAGTTTGCCGGGATCATAGCAATGTGCCTCTGTTAGAAAAGCGTCAAATAATAACCTTTCATGTATCAGGGTTAATACATATCCGGCGCTTGGTCTGTAGGAGGAAAAAACACGCTGAATACTCGGTTTTTTGGCTGGTGCGTAAGGGCAGGGGCAAACTAGGGGCTTGGGGTTCAGGTCGGCAGAACGCCTGGAAGGGAGGGCACTACTGTCGGAAAATGTACAACCTCGTGTCCCTCGTCCCGGTCTACCTTGTCGCGATCCAGCAACCCGGTGTAATGCGGGTTGTCGCCTTGATCTGCCGACCAAGTGTACTTGTACACCAAGTCACTCTTCGTGATTACAGCCATGTCCCTTCCTCGAGGTGACGGGCAGACAATTCTACGCCATCTCGAAGTTCTAGCGGATGCAGAAAGTTTCGCAATGTCACCTCGTCATTCTCCTGCGGTGGCTTGCGCAAAACCTCCTCTGGAGGCCGCGTGTTTCCGTTTGCATAAGCACAAAAAATCGAATGTTTTGCCACTCTTAAAGGTGGTCATATTCGTTCTAAAACAATAGCTTAGGTCGTTACAGTCCCCGGCATGAGGTGCTAGGGGTCGAGTGTTCGAATCACTCCGTCCCGACCATATTTCGTGAGGAGATCAAGCGCTTAGTGGCTTGGTCCCCCTTCTCGTTTCAGGTCTACGCAAAACTACCCAGTGATTTCGCTGATATTCAGATCCGGTATCGCCTCAGGCCGGACGATTTTCTCGTGGTCCCGCTGGTAGTTTTTGGTCATGCCCTCGCTCGCGTGCCCTGCGATCTTCTGTCCATCGTTTCCGGCGTTCTTCCACAGGTGCAGCGACAGCGCCCGCATTTCATGGAAGCTCGGCACCTCCTCCGTGCCAGAGCCGCTACATACGTCAACCCAATAGGCAGATGCATCGGCTAGCAAGTAGATGCTGTGGCGGGGGGGCGAGCAGCGCTTCCAGGTTTTTTCATCGCATGCGGTATGCCTGTTAGATAAGTCCTTCTCAATGTGTATTGTTTGGACGATGCAGTAGCCGCGATTTCTCACCGAGCGGAAAAGGTTATCTCCTCTAGCGGACCTCTTGAACTTCGCTTGTAGCCTGCTGAGGCACATCACCAGTCCCTTATAGTGGTCAAGGTTTTTGTTTAGTTTTTTGGCAATGGCATCATTACTTACTATCCGTTCTGTGCTGCTTATTAACAAGTCGAGTACTGCGTACTCCATCTTGGTTAGATTGATAGTTTTTTCATTGTTAGTAAGTAATCGCAGAGGCTCGACTAGCATCCATGCATTTGAACTTTGTGCGCGTATTGCGTTGAACATACTCTTTTCAACGGGGGCGTGCGCCTCGAAAGCGGAGGGTCGTCTGGAGGGGGGCGTATCGATATTCATCTAAGTGAGGATGTTTCTTTGGATGTATTGCTCTTCCGCTAGCTGGCTCGAAATAGAGAAATTCCTAGGTCAGCGGAGATGGCGCAGTGCAATGCAGAGTGTATTTCGGTTAAAACCGGCTAATTTCGGTGATGATACGTTTCAGCAATCATAAAATCTTTAAAAAAGATCGAACGTACGTTGGTTTTGATAGGGAGGATTAAGGACATTCCAGCCAGTTGCGGGTGTCTTCGATTTCGTACGGATCCACGGTTTCGCCTCAGTATTTGAGGCGAGGTGGTAGCGGGGTAGCGATAAGATGCAGTGCTAATTCACTCCAGCGTCATCAGTACCGCGAGCGTCATCTTGATGAACTCTTCGTTCTTGTCGATGGTGTCCAAGGCGCCGCGCACGTTGTCGGCGACGTCGGCTGAGCCGCGGGCTTCGACCCAGTTGGAAAGCTCCATGATGGCGGCTTCGAGCGCGAGTTGGTTTTCGTTGATCTTGTACAGCAGGGAGGGGGGAGGTCCGAATGTGGCATCGCAAATCCTCGGTTTTGAGGACAGCGTAGCATCACCTTACGTGAAGGATTTTTAACGATCAGCAGGACGCCGGAGGAGGGGGTTCAGCCGCTGAGTTCTGGAACACGTCCATAGTCCATAATAGTTATGGAACACATGCCGAGAGCCGAGATTTTCACCAAACCCCAGAAACGACAAAGCCCTGAAAAATCAGGGCTTTGTCGTATAAAGATGGCGGAGGCGATGGGATTCGAACTCATGGACCTGTTACAGTCGACGGTTTTCAAGACCGATATTCAAAGCCGCTAAAACCGTGGTCTGTAGCTCTTTTTCGTTACAGTATTTTTGTTTTTCGGCTCCTCTGTAGACCGCATTCTACAAGGGGCCAAGTTTGAGTTTTGTAACGGGTTTTTGGGCTATTTTGACGGCTTTGCAATGGCGCCGATGCGGCGGTAAACGCGCTCAGTGATGTCTCCCTTTGTGTGCCCCAGGAGCAGGCTCGCATCACTGACGTCGAGGATTTCTGACGCAGCTTTTGGCCTGATGTCACGGAACTGGAAGCTGCCGATTTTTTCGGCCAGGAGAGTGTCGCCGAGTTCATCCGCCTCCTTTTTGGCCTTTTCCCGAGCCTTGTCCCACCGGTCACGAAGCATCTTCGCGGTCATGCGCTTGCCGCGCGTGCTCACAATCAGATAACTGCAAATGTGCTGAGCATTGCGCTCGGCCATCTTCGCAATCAGCAGCCCCAGGCTGTTTGCCTCGTCGCCGTCAGTCATCTGGATACGTAGCTTCTTGTGTGTCTTGTTCTGCTGCACGCCCAAATATTTCCCCTCGACATTATCCTTCCTCATGACCAGAACATCTGCCGGCCGTTGCCCGGTCAGATAAGCCAGGTCCATTGCGTCTTTCAGCTCTTGAGCTGCCTTCTTGTAAACAGCATCCCAAACCACGTCATTCGCGTAGTAGTCCCGCGGCGTTTCCTTGTTTTTGCGCACGCCTTGGCACGGATTCTCCTTGGTCGTGAGCCCCCACTCCCGGGCGATATTGAAAACGTGGGAGAGGGTGGCGATCTCCCTGTTCGCCCGAACCTTTGCCGTCCGTGCATCCCGGTACCCGGCAATCGTGGCCGGGGTGATCGAGTCAATGGGAGCACCGTCAAACATCGGCCGCAGCTGCTTGATCTCCGACAGATTGTCCTTTTGGGTGCGCGGCGCTTTCTTGGAGACGATGTCGCGGATGTACCTGTCGAAGATGCCCTTCATGGTGCGCAGATCGAGGGGTTTTTCCTTGGCTTCGAGTTCTGCCCATTTGATCCTGGCCAGGTCCAGGTCTTTACCCAATGGGATCGCCTTGCCGGTCAGGTCCAGGTAGTAATAGGCAATCCAATCCTTCCCACTTTTCCGTTTCCGCGTCCATTGATACATCCGGGGCGGCAAATTGCGTGTTTCGGCCTTGCGGGGTCGCATATCAGTTCACTCGGGAGAAGTCGGGCGTCCATGCCGGCGTCGCCGGGTGAGGGTTTGGGTCAGCGATGGTCGGGGAGATCATGCCCAGCTTCATGCGGGCGTACATGCGGCCAACCAGAGGGCGTTTGCCGCGGCTTTCGACGAACACCCAATGACGATCCAGCAGCCAGCGCCGTTGGTAGGCCCTGGCCTTGTAGCCGGTGATGTCTGCCAGCTCTTCATCCGAGAGAATTTCAGTTTCCATGTTGATGCTCCATGCTGCGCGTGGCGGTAGAAGGTGGTTATTGGGTGGCTTTGGCGATCACAGCTTCTGCGTGCGCAAGGGCTGCGTGGTACTTGCCGAGGTGCGCAGCGCCGAGTTTGGCCAGGCCGACAAGATTGGTGAGGCTTTCCAGCAACTCTTCCTTGATCGCAGCCTCAGCCCGACCGATATCCCAGAAGCGCTGCCCCCAATGTCCAGCCGGTGACGGGTTCCGGTTCTGCGAGCCGAATGCCAGGGCTCCGACAATCGAATCGCACAGGTCGCGCTTGTAGGCGTTGTCGCCGTCGATGCTCAGGCCGCGCCGGCGCAAGGTGCTAACCACCTCGTCGTTGTCCAAGCCTTGATCCTTGAGTGCGATGTCTTCCTCGGGCTTGCCGGGGGTGTAGATCACCAGCGCGATCTTGGCGCCGGGCAAGCAGTTCTCGCTGATTCTGACCAGGGCATCGTTGGCGATCTGATGGAAGCGTTGAAGAATTGCTGACATACGAATTCCTCGCCCGCCGTACACCGGCAGGCTGTTGAGTTGGGGTAGGGGTTACTATTGGATGAGTTTGGCGGGGACGCTGACGTTGGTGCCGTGCTTGGCAAAGACCACGGCTCGGAACACAGCAATGGATCGCGTTTCGCCGTCCATGCGGTGCCAGGGTTCGCGGTCAGTGGCGGCCAGCCACGGGTAGCGGTAGCCACGTTCGCACCAGACGCAATACTTCTCGATCAGTTGCTCGGCGTCGATTTGGTCGAAGAGTTGCAACTGCCCGGTGGTGGGTTGCTGGTCGCCCTCGATCGCTGAGATTGCCCAGTCCAGTCCAGTCCAGCGCAGGGCCGGCCAGTTCCTCGGTGCGGATCCTGACCATTCTGTTCATTGCTTCCGCCTCTGGAATTCAGTGCAGCGGACTATCACTGTCTGAGCGTCCCGGGCCAGCGCCGGCATGGTGTTGAATGGAAGGTGGCTGCAATTGCGGTGGGCATGGACGCAGGTGCGACACATGCCGCCTTTCGGTTGATGAGTCATCACTTAGGCCCCTTGTAGCAATACACGTAGGCGAACCAGGCGAGGGCGATCATGTTGCCACCTGCTGGCGGATCAATACGTCGGCGACGACTTCCCAGAGTTGGGTCGGCGACCACTGGAACCGGTCGAAATCGGTGTCTGGCTGGATGCCGAACCTGCAGGTGGAGTGGGCGCCCGCCGGATATTCACCGCGTTTCGCCATGATCGTGGCCACTCGACCTTCACCACCGGGCCGGGTTCGGTGATAGACGTATGCCTGGGTGTTGTAGTCGTTGCCCGCCGATATTGATTCGGCACCGGTCGGGATCAGGAAGGCGCGACCGTCAGGCGTCCATGGTCGGCCACCGGCGGCAGTTCGCGCGCCTTCATGCAGGTACAGAACGAAGTCGCCGGCATCATCCCGGACAAGACCAAACTCTTCGTTGATCTGCGTGCCGACGATCACCCGTGAGGTGAAGTTGAAGCGATGGTCGTGGATCGCCGAGTGCTCGAAGCAGGTTCGGCGGGGCAACTCCGGGTGCCAAACGTGCAGCCGTTGATTGCCCTGGAGCTGGACCTGCACAAAGCCGAGTCCGTGCAGGGTGATTTTGTCCGTCATTACGTCATCAATGATCATCAGTAATCCCCCCAACCCATGCCTTGGATGTACTCGTTGGGGATGATCAGCTTTTCGGCGACGGGCGCCTCATTCATCACCGACAAGTCACCGAAGTAACCCAGCGCCGCGCGGGCGCGCTCCAGGGTAAGCTCGGCATGCCCCAGCTGACGCGACTTGCGCAATTTGTAGGAGCGCAGGGCGTGAGCCTTGTCCGGGTAGGCAAAGCGCTTGCTGTGCGCATCGGTTTCCTTGAGAACGCGCTTTCGGCGCTTCTTCACGGCATCTGCCGTCCAGCTGTGCTGGTAACCGTTAATCATGTTGACGGTGTATTCATCACCGATGTACCAGCACTGCGCCGTTTCACCGATCACCGTGTAGGTGATGCAATTCACTTCGAGGCCATCAGGGCCGACTGCATCGACATAGCGGAAGTGATCCGGGCCTGCCTTTTTGTTTTCCATGGGCACACTCGTCCTTGCCGCTATAGCGGCTGACTTTGAAGGTGGAGTCTGTTTACCGGCGGTCTGGTAATACGGAATTACTAAAGCGGGTGGTAATCCACCAACTGAGGAGCAAAAGATTCTCGACGGCGGAGATCGCCGTTCGAGACAACACTTCAACCTGTCTCGGGAGAATTCCTATGAGTCGGCGGGAAGAATTTCTGGAGAAGGCCTTAGATCTTCATCATGAATACAAGGACGCAACATCAGATATACAAGCGATGATGCGCGAGAACAAAGCCGTGGGCCCGGCGTGGGACGTTGCTGTAGCGCGACAGCTAGCAGCCCTTGATGCCTGGATGGAGTTGCCTCTCGAGTATGAGGACCTAACTGCAAAGGACTAATTATCTGCAATCTCCATCGATACCAGATCATGGGCATTCACAACCGTCATGCCGAGGCAGTCTGCGTCAATACTTCGAGGTGGGCGCCCTTGAATGCTTTCAGCCGGAAGCGCGGCCATAGTGTCGCAATACATTGCGGCGGCGATGTCGCGGCGCGTACAGTCGTTCCAGGTTCCGCCGTCCGGGTTGATCTCGGCGGGGTTGGTGACGACATGGCCGTCGGCGCGCAGACTGGCGGTCATTGCATCGAAGGCGGGGAAGTTGAGGTCGGGTAAGCCAGTCATCGGCCCGCTGAGGTAAATCGACTTACGGTTTTCTATTGGCATTGAAGCCTCTCTGAAATCGACTACATTTTGAAAACTCAGCCAAAAGGAGTAGCTCATGACTTGCTTGATTTGTGGTGAGCCTGCGTTGGTCGTCGATGTTAGTGGTGGTGATTACGAGGAAGGGCTCTGCCCGAAATGCGGACAATATAGGGTTACCGATACAGCTATATTGCTCTTGAAAGCTCACGGATGGCGCTTCGACGTGGATCTGGCTCGAAAGTGGATCGCAGAACGCCAAGGCCACGGAATGATTCCGACCATCGATCCGCACCAGGTAGCTCGCATGATTGACGTTGAAAGTGTGGCTACTTGGGGCATGCCGCTCATTAGGCCACTGAGGTAGATGCGCTTCATGCTGCCACCTTCGGCGTGTATGTCAGCGTGCCGTCGAGGATCGCTTCCTTGATGGCTTCGAACTCCCAGGCGTAGTACTGCGACTCGACGTAAACGCGCATTTCGCCGTAGTCGTGCTGCTTGCGTCGGATGAACGCTTCTGCGGCATCCCTGGTGAAGTGGCTGTTCACGATCTCCCAGCGCTTGTTCCAACCCGTGACGGTGTGGTCATCGCACTCAGCGAAATATTCCCACTGATCGTCCTCGTCCATATCCATGAACTCGCACTCTCGATCAGCCATCAATGCCAGGTCGATTTCTGCGCGCTCTTCGTCGTCCAGATCGTCCCAGTATTCCTTCGGGCTGAACCACGAACGATCCTCTAGACACACGACCCGGCCTTCGGCGTAATCGATCTCGAAGCCATAGTCGATTCGCTTGGTTTGCACGGTGAAAAGCGCGGCTGCGGTGTGGTGCCAATTAACGCCGGCGCCGTTGCAGTGATAGCGGAGGCGCTCTACGAAGTCAGTCCAGGTCGCTGAATCGAGGGCGGCACCGGTTGCCAAGCTCGGGAGCGGCTCGGCCGGTTTGTTTTCTGTGGGCATGGGGCGTCCTATGCCGGGTCATGCCCGGGCGGTGGAGGGTGGTGAGGGATCAGCTACAGTTCAGCGATCAAGAAAGGAGGGCGCCATGAACTGTTTCATTTGCGGGAAAGCGGTTGAGCCAATTGTGTTTACCGATTGCAACGAGTATCCGTGTCCGGATTGTGGTCACTACCGGATATCTGGGACGGCAATGGCGCTCTTCGAGCTGAATAATTGGAAATTTGACATCGAGCTGACCCGGCGCTGGCTTGCATCGCAGCAAGGGAGCGGCACTATTCCAACGATCGATTCGAACAGGGCTGCATCTCTCATCTGAATTCAAGCTGCTTCGGCTTGGCGCTCGGCAACACGCCATGGGTCATTGGCGCGGGCCAGTGCGGCCATTGGCGGTGGGCTGACGCTGTTGCCGCACATATGGACCTGTTGGGTTTTAGTGAACGGCTTGCCGTCAGCGCCGTGGCTGATGATGTAGTCGGCGGGAAAGCCCTGGGCCTTGTACAACTCTGCCGGTTGCAGCATCCGTAGGCAGATATCGACGATCACGTACGGCGTGCCTTTGATGGTGACGGTGACCAGGCCCAGGCGATCCTTGGTGGTAATCGTTGGGGCTGGCGTATCGGCGGGGCTCATGTTCTCGGTGCCGTAGTAACTGATCAGGAACGCCGCGACCCGCAGCGCACCGGCTTCAACCTCTGGCGAGAGCTGCAACTCGACCAGCGAGCTCTTTCCGCCACCGCCGGCGGTGATGGTCGGCGCCGATTCGTCCACGCCCTGGCCGACGCTGGATCCGAACTGACGCTCCATGAAGGCGGTGACCAGCCCGTGATGAGTGCCGCCGGCGCTGATGGTGTACAACGGATCTTCGGCGTCCCGCGCATCGCAGTTGCCGCGCAGGTGCACCAGGTTCGCGGTCACCAGCTGCTGCTGGCTGCCGGTGTTGGTCACCGTCGTCATCGGGTCCTCGATGCTCTTGGCGGTCGTGGTGTTGAAGCCGCCATTCATCTGGGCCATGAACACCGTGGAAATCCCCATGGCGTGCGCGGCGCCGGCCGGGCGCTGGTAGTTGCCGCCGCTGGTGATAGTCGGCAGCGGCTCGTCGAGTGCCTTTCCTTCGTCCTCAAACCGGAACTTCACCAGGTGCGCCGCTGCAAGTGCGTGCTTCGTGCCGCCAGCGACAACTGTACCCAGCGGCTGGTCGAGTCCTGGCACGCGTGGCTCCTGACCCGCTCGTTCGCCGTAACTGGTTTGAATCAGGGTAGGGCTGATCAGCGTCAGTTCGCCTCGGTTGGCGCATGTCACCGTCGGCGGCGGTGTGTGCGGATCGTTTACCCGGTCGCTGCCCTGATGCGTGGCTGGCGCTATGATCGGGCTGGCCATGGCGAAGGATCCGCCGCGCGGCCAAGAGGTGACAGTGCGCAGCGGGTCGTGCGCTGACTGGACGCTTTCGCCTGACCAGTTCGCGATCGGCACGATGAACGGGTCAGCGGCATCAATGACGAATTTCTTCATGCCCTTTGCGATCCGGCGCAAGGTTGCCGGTGCCAGCGGCTTCGCTCGGTCGAAAATGCTTTTGCTCGGGATCGTCCAGTCGATGCACTCGGCGGCGGTGCGCCACTTCTGTTGGCCTTTGACTGGGTGCTTGGCGTGGGTCGGTGCTGGCCAGACAATCGGCTCGCCGTCGCAGCGGGCAATCATGAACAGGCGTTCGCGGCTGGTCGGCGCGCCGAAGTCACAAGCCTTCAGCACTTGCCACTCAACGTCGTAGCCCAGGTGCTTCAGCTCGGCGACAAACGTGGCCCAGGTCTGACCGCGACGCTTCGGATCGGGCACCAGGAACTGCTGGCCGACCGGTACAACCTCACCCGGCTCGGCAACGCCGCCGCCCAGTTTTACGACGCGGCCGGTGGTCTTGCAGCGCTTCGCGATCAGCGGCCCCCACTGGAGGATCTGTTTAACGTTCTCCAGGCTGATGACCCTGGGCTTCTTTTTGCCGGCCCACTTAAGGCCGATCCACGACAGGTTGCGAATCTCGCGCTTTCGCGGCTGACCGCCAGCGGCCTGGCTGTGGTGCGTGCAGTCCGGCGACATGTGAAACCAGCCGACGGCCTTGCCGCCGCATTCCGTATCTGGATCGCCGTCGAACACGTCGGTGGTGAAGTGCACGGCGCCCGGGTGATTCGCGGTGTGCATGCTGATCGCGCTGGCGCTGTGGTTCTTCGCGACATTCACCGCGCGGCCCAGGCCCATTTCCAACCCGGTACCGGCACCGCCACCACCGCAGAAGAAGTCGACAACGATCTCATCATCCTGAGGGTTGAAGCCAAGTCCGTACTGGGTCTTAAAGTTGGCGGCGTGCATCTTCTGGTGAACGAACATAGAGAGTCCTCGCCGGCTGGCGTGATTTGAGTTTGTGGGCTATGTATTGATGCTCTATGCAGCCTGACGGGAGACCGACATGAGATTGCAAAGCGATATCGATGCACTCGCGGCGATCGAGGAAGACGCCCGAGCGATGCTGAAGCGAATAGGAATTCCCGACGACAAACAGAAGCTTGAGGTCGTTATTTGCTTGCGGCAGATAATTGAGCTTGCTACATACAGGCAGTCTATTGACCTATTTACAGACCATTCAGCGTAAGTAGGTGAGGGTGGATCAGGCGGCCGCAGTCGACTCCGGCGAATAGTCCATCCACGAAAGCTTGGTGGGCGACTTCTTCCGCAAATCGTCCTGCGGCAGCTTGATCTTCGCCCTGATGATGACGTCGCGGCAGCGCCCCAGCTTGCGAATGCGATCCGCGTAGTCAGCGGCGTACTGGGGGGCATCGAACATGCTGCTGAGCTGGGCGACACGCTTGCCGTCCATGATCTTAATAACGCGATCCTCGACCGCTTCAAGCCACTGACTCATCGAGAGATCGATCCGGCGGCCATCTTTGATCTTGAAGTCGCGAACTTTGCGCTTCGCCTCTTCGCGAGCGAAGTGCTCATTCATTCCGAATACAGCAAAGGTGCTCATGGCATTACTCCAGGCAGTCGAGCGCTTTCTGCAGCAGCGCATTCAGTGAAAGCTCCCGGTCTTCCGGGTCCATGGCCCGCTTGATCCACTCGCAAGCTTCTGCCGCGCCATCGCGTAGGTTTTCAGCCTCTTCCTCGGCGTCTTCATTCGCGATTTCGAGGCGGCGAATGTCTTCTTGCATCTCTTCGCGCTCGGCGCTCGGGTCGATGCACTGCGCGGTGAGGCGACGGGTCAGTTCGGCGGCGGCCGCCGGATCGAGCGCTGCGTAGTGCAGACACTCTTCGTCGCTTAAAGCATTTGCTGGAATGCTCATGGGTTGTCTCCAGTCAGGCGCCGCCCTCCGTGACCGGATGCGACAGGTGGTAGATATGAATTTTGGCGGTGAACTAAACTGATCTGGTTAGACTTACGAAAGGAATTCGTTATGAGTAACGATAACAAGCCGTCGCAGCGGGAACTGGCTGAAGCGCTAAACCTCAGCGAGAGCGAAATTGCACTCTATGTTTTAGACACCGATCAAATGTCTGACGGTTCCGGGCACTGGATTCACTTTCGGACCACTACGCCGAAAAAATTACTTTCCAGGCTTGAGGTGGGAAGTGATCTCCGGCTGCAAACTCATTCCGTCAATCATCTTCGAGAGATGCGCATCAGATATCCAGCCACTGAATGATCATGCCATCCTCCCAGGTTCATGCAGTTGATGGCAGGATTGGTTATTCATCTCGACAGATGCGAAGGGATTCGCGGTTGAAGGCGAGCTTCAATTTCCGCGACACGTTTTCGGGTATCGCGTATTCGTGTCGCGGCGGTTCGAGCAGCGGCAGCGCGCCGCCCGGGCCAAGCCGGTGCAAGTGGTGAATCATCAGGGTGATGGCCTCGCCCTGTTCCTCGATGCCACTCCAGGCCATCAGCTCAGCAAGGGCTTGGCGCGTGCCGGGCAGGCAGTGCAGCCGAATTTCCTCTTCGCCGCGGCTCTTTCTCTTCGCCGCTGCTTTTGCTGAGCGATCTTTCTGTGTGGCTGCCATGGCCTGCCTCTTCAATTCCGTGGGCCGGTAGATCCAGCCATGTCTGTCGTCGGCGCTGGCGCACCTGGTTGTTGAGGGGCCTCAGTGCCCCGCTCCGTAGTATGCAAATACCAAGAGCATTGCGGTGAGGACTAAAGCCCAACGCAACATCCGGCCAGCGAACTGCTTTGTTGCTGACCGAGTTGAAGCGAAGAGGTCCGCGTTGTCCTCTAGCTGCTGGGCGAGCTGGCAGGCGTTGACGTGTCCGAGCCGTTCACCCTTTGACGTGCCAGTGGAGCGATCGATTACCACGAAGGTGTTATTTCCTCGAGGCAAGACGTTGTAGCGAGGTGCGTGGACGGGTTCGTCGCGGCCGATCATTTGATACATGGCGCTGGTTTCGAGTGATGTCCGGAGCCGCAACCCCTGAAGAATGGCTTGGCTCTGTCTGATGGTTTGATTCATGGCGATTCCTCTGGGTAGGGGTTACATCCCGATGCACCCTGTTGCCAAGGTGCAGCAGTGATGCTGTATGTCCTATTGCCGCCGGAAGGGCGGGGCGCATTGCATGCCGGGTCATTCACACGGTTCTGGCGTTTCACCATCGAGCAGCCGTCCAGGTTGTTCCTGTCGTTGGCAGGCTTTCGGGCCTGTCTGCTCGCCGGTCGCCGGTAGAGGCAATGCGGTCTGTTGTTTGTTGCGCTGACTGTTAAAGAGCGGCGGGGCTCTCACCCCATTCGCTGCGATGCCGCCGCGATGAATTAAATTTAGAAAACTAAACAGAGGTCGTCAACAACTATTTTAGATATCTTAATTATTCTTTCGAAGGGAAATGAGTAAAACGCTCGAAGTCAAGACTTACGGCGGGGGAGATCTTCAGATAAAATTTCTCAAAACCTGTATGTATATACAGTAAAAGGAGAGATTCATGGCGAAGCCGCAGAAGCAGCAGGAAAGAGTACCGATGTCAGGCATAGAGCGGCTAAACCTCAGGGTATCGGGGATGATTAACCATCCGATTGCCCAGGACAGGCGCTGGACAACAATCCATCGCTTGGACACGGATGGCGACCGAGAATGGGAAGAGGTCTTGAACGTACTATCTGAAGTGGACGGTATCGAAATGACATTCAACGACGAAGACGAATCAGTGACGTTGAGATGGGAGGCGCCCTCTGACAACGATGCCCAGGTCGAAATCCACGATGAGTTTGACTCGATTGAGGAAGCGATACCTTTCTAACGCGCACAAAAAAGCCCGCCGAGTAGCGGGCTTTTAGGTGTGTGGATCAAGCCTTGCGGGCGTTCCAGATCAACAGCACTTTGGCGTGGATTGTGACGTCGTCGATTCTTGCCGTCTGGTTTTCGTAATGCTGGTTGTCCGAGATCAACCGATAATGCTCCTCGTCCAGGCGCATCATCCGCTTGATGTACAAATCCTGATGCCAAGTGAGCACGTAGATTCCTTCGCCGACAAAGTCTTTGATGCCCCGATCTACGATGACGAAGTCCTTGTCGTTGATCGTCCCTTCCATGCTTTGGCCCCAGCCGTTGATCATCGCCAGTGCCTCTGCGGAGGTGTAGGTGATGCCTTTCTCGCGCAAGACTTCTTCGCGAACAACCAGATTTCGGATCACCTCATTGTACTCAGATGGGACTTGCCCATGACCCATAGCAGCCCGCACATCATAGTGGGGGATCAGAATCTCTTCGTTCGTGGGACGCAAAGTCGCAAAGCTCGAAGGCAGGTAGCTGGGGCCTTTCTCGGTTGGATTGTCCGCTTCGGCAGCCGCTGCGAGCATTGTTTCCCGAGCTTTTTCAGAAAGATTCTTGCCAGCCTTTGATGCAAGCATTTTTGCCATCAGTTCCACTGTAGACATCCCTGCCTTCGTGTCATCCGCCGACACCTGGTCGGGCGTGCCAACTCCGTCAGAGAGCCAATCCGGCGAACACTCCAATGCCTTCGCCAGCGCCAAAAGATTCTTTCCTTTCGCACCATTGGTTCCACTCACCCAAAAGCTGACCGTCGCCTTTGATACGCCAGTCAATCTACTGAGGTCGGTGGCGCTGAGTTCGAGCGCCTTCATGCGTGAGGTGACGCGGTCTTTAAATTCCATATTTAGGATTCTAAACATTTCGCCGTTTAGATAACTTGCCTTGTATTGTTAAGAACTCTAAACTCGACGAAGACATTGGAGACAAGCCCCATGACCTACGACGAAGCCCTGAAACATTTCGGCACTGGCCGCGCTATTGGTGACGCCCTCGGCGTGAGCGGTAGTCGCGTATCACAGTGCCGCGCTATAGGCGGTTTCTCCTACCCCATGCAATGCGTGTTGGAGAAGGAGTCGGGTGGGGTCTTGGTCGCCAAGCGAACTGATGATCCTGCTCAGGCGCTCAAAAGATCCACGTAAGCCCAACGAGAAACATTTTGCAATGCGTGATGGCACGCAACCACATAAACAAAATTGAGGTTTTACGGATGCACGATTTTCTGAAGGCTTGCGACAGCGTGGTTGATGAGGCGAACACAAAGAATCTCGCGACGCTGATGAATATGCCCCCGGTGAGCTTGCTTCAGCGTGCCAACGCGAATTACGACGGTGCCTGGTTCAACGTCAAGCACCTGTACGCATTGATGCTGCATACAGAAGACATGCGTCCATTGGCTGCCCTGGCGGGTGAGTTCGGTTATTCGATCTTTAAGACAGATCAGCCTATGGCACTCGACATCCACCAGGCGCTCGGCCGCGCCACATTGGAATTTGCTGAGGTCACGGTTGAGACGCACACCGCGATGGCCGATGGCCGCGTCGACCAGGTGGAGCGCGCCCGAATCTTGAAAGAGATCGCCCACGCCGAACAGGCGCTGGCGCAGCTGAAGGCGTCAATAAAGGTTGCCTGAGTCGCTGGCACAAAAAGCCGGTGGCTAGACCGGCAATTTTTACGACAACGGAAGGGCACACCCAAATGGCTCGAATTGAACTGCGGCGTGAAGGATCACTGATTTTTGTGAGCGGGGTGAGTCTGATTGATCTTTTGGGCTGCCTGGAAGCTTGCAAATGCCATGCGACCCTTGGCATCGAGCCCTTGGTTGTGCGTGGCGCACCAAGCCTTGAATTCTTCAGGGCTTGCATACGCTTTGATGATGACGCCACCGGTATTGATGATGTTGTCGTGCATCTGCGTCGCGCGCTCCTGCCACTTGGAAAAGGTGCTTGGCATAACTTCGGCGTCTTCGAAAATAGCAAGGAAGTCCTTGTACTGGCCTGCGCTACTGAACCACAGCATGCCAACGGCGCTGATTCCCATCCGTTCCATCTGAATCTCCTGGTAATTGCTTTGCGTAAGAACTTAGCAGCGTACCAGCGAGGTTCAGACCTTAGTAGTGCCTGTAAATCGCAGGCATAAAAAAGCCGGGCTGCAACCCGGCTCTTTCAACAACTTGTAAAACAATGTTGGGCCATTATGAACATGAACGCCACCCTCGGCAATACCCGCTATGTCGCGACCCTTTTGAGCGAACTGCAAAAGGTGTCACGACTAGACGTCACGGTTGAATCTGAGACTGGAGATCGGCTGTGAGCACAATAATCATGAGCTTGTGCTGGCCGCTTCAGGGCATGAGCGGGCCGCAAAAGGCTGTGCTGATCTCGTTGGCGGACAACGCAAACGATGAGGGCGTTTGCTGGCCATCAGTCGCCCGTATTTCGGAACGCACTTGCCTCGCTGAAAGAACGGTCCAGACCGCGATCAAGTGGCTTGGCCAAGTGGGGCTGTTGTCAGTTCGCGAGCGGATGGGTCGTTCGACGATGTACACCCTAACCCCGGCAGCATATGCACCCCCGCAATCGTCGCACCCCGCAGCAGATGCACCACCACCCCCGCAGCTCACGACAGAAACCCCCGCAGCAGCTGCACCCAGAACCGTAATAGAACCATCAAGTGAACCGTCACCTCTTGTTGACGATGAGCAGCCACCAAAGATTTCGAAGCCGAAGTGCCCGACTCAGGCAATCGTTGATTTGTTCAACGCGACGATTCCGGAGTTTCCTCGAGTCGTGATGCTGACCAAGGATCGTATCGCCAAGATCAATGCCCGCTGGAACGAGAGCGACGTGCACCAGGATCTCGGCTTCTGGGCTGAGTATTTCGCACAGGTGCGTTCGAGCAAGTTCCTGATGGGCGAGGTGTCCGCCTCTGGTGGCAGTCCTTTCCGTTGCAACTTCGACTGGCTAATCGCGCCGAGCAATTTCGTCAAGGTCGTTGAGGGCAATTACAATGCGTGACCCCTACAACATCGAGGCTGAACACGGCCTTCTGGGTGCGATGATGCAGCGCCCTGAACTGATCGACTCCCTGAGCGACGACCTGTCCGCCGAATCGTTCTACTTTCCGGAAAACGCCGAGGTGTACCGGGGAATCATGGCGGTTCGCTCGGCCGGCAAAGCTGTCGACTTCCTCACCGTTGGCGACCACGTTGGCGTCTTGCCGGACGGCACTCCTGCTTTTGCCTACTGCGCCGAAATCGTAAACGGTACTCCCAGTGTTGCCAGCGCCAAGACTTACGCGGGCATTGTGCGTGAACGGGCAATCGAACGAGCCCTGTTCGACCTCGGCGGCCAAGCGATGGATATCGCGCACAGCGATCAGGATGTGCAGGCGAAAATCGCCGCCGTCCAGGCTGCTGCCATGGCCATTGATTGCGGTTCCGGTGATGACGACATCGTCAAAGTGGGTGATGTGCTGGTCGACCAGCTGGAGGTGTGGCAGGAGCGCCATGATCGTCATGCCCGCGGCGAAACACTGATCGGTCTATCGACCGGCCTGCGCGACCTGGACGAGAAAATCGGCGGCCTTCAACCAGACCACCTGTACGTGGTTGCGGGGCGTCCCGCCATGGGCAAGACCACGTTGGCGATGGGTTTTGTTGTCGATGCGGCCGTACGCCAAAGCAAGTCATCACTCGTCATCAGCCTGGAGATGAACAAGGGTCAGCTGCTGGATCGGGCCGTGGCTTCAGAGGGTCGTATTCCGCTCACCCTGGTGAAGAACGGAACGGCGTGCCAGAGCCACGGCACGGAGCTGGCCGCGGCGGCCGGTGTACTGCGTCGCGCCCCGCTGTACATCGCCGACCGGGCCGGCTCGTCGATTGGGCGCATTCGCTCATTGGCTCGCCGCCACAAGATGCGTTACGGCCTCGACCTGCTGATGATCGACTACCTGCAGCTGTTGGAGGGCGAGGGCGGTAATCGGACCGAAGAGGTCAGCAGCATCAGTCGCGGTTGCAAGCTGCTCGCCAAGGAGCTGGGCATTCCCGTCGTGCTGCTGAGCCAACTCTCCCGCAAATGCGAAGAGCGCCCCAACAAGCGGCCAATCCCCTCGGACTTGAGGGAGTCAGGCGCCATCGAGCAGGACGCCGACGTGATCTTGTTCGTGTATCGCGACGAGGTCTATCACGAAAACACCGAAGCCAAGGGGATTGCCGAAATCATCATCGGCAAGGGCCGCGACATCGAGATGGGCACGGTCCGCACTGCATTTCTTGGGCAGTACAACCGCTTTGAAAACCTTGCTGCCGGGTGGAAGCCGGAGGCTGTCGAGCAGCCGGAAAAGGTCACCAGCCTGGCCAACCGTTACCGAAAAAAGGAATCGTTCTGATGGACTCTCAGCGACTCGCTGTTCCCGAGCCGTCCACCTACCGCTTCGCGGTGTTCTGCTGCTCTTTCAAAATGGATTTGAGCAGTACACCAGACCATGCCTTGGCGTTGTTCGCCGACGAGGCCATGGCCAATCGGTATGGCGCCTGGATGTGGCCTACAACCTTCGAGGTGGTCGACCGTCTCGCCCAGCCGGAGGCGACCGATTGAGCGCTCTAATCAAGACCCTGACCGTGAAGCTGTCAGACGCCGAAATTCAGCGCAACGCCAAGCTTGAGCATGTGCGCGACCTGCGTGATGCCAATCACCCCGCGCTGCACTTTCGTTATGCGAAGAATCGTGCGCGCGGGTCTTGGTATCTGCTGAACAAACGCAAGTGGCACCGTATAGGCGCCTTTCCCGATCTTTCCACCAAGCAGGTTCTTGCGGCCTTACCGGCGGTGCGCTTGCGAGTGGCTGGCGACGGTGCCGCCAGCGTTTCTGGTTGGGTGACTGTCGGCGAACTGCTGGACTGGTTTGGCGATCGCATGGCCCGCTCGCGCGCGCTCTCTGCCAAGCGTCGTTCAGCTGGCAAGTCAGCCATCAGTTGCCAGCTCAAGCCGCGCCTAGGGGATCTGCTGATTCGCGATGTGAGTGCCCAGACCCTCGACAAGCTGCTGATGTGGCCGGCTCAGGAAGAGTTGTCGCTGTCGTACGTCCAGCAGTTGTACCGCCTGCTTGCTGTGGCCTTTCGGCAGGCCCGAAAGCTGGACTTGATCCCGGCCAATCCGATGGCCGAGCTCAAATTCATCAACTTCACGACGGCGCGCATTCTGCCGAAACCGGCCCGCCTGCGCGATGTCCAGTTGCCCGAGCTGGTGGAGCAACTGACCGAGCGCTTTGAGAGTGCTCCAGGTGACGCCATGCTGGCCCTGATGATGCTTTGCCACGGCACCCGTATTGGCGAAACCCGCCAGGCTCGCTGGGCCGACATTACGCTGCCTGAACGTGAGTGGTTCCTGCCGGCCGAACACACCAAGAGCAAGACCGAGCTTCGAGTGCCACTGACCGACCAAGTATGCGCGTTGCTTCGCCGCTACCGTGACCAACAGTCCGCCCAAGGTTACGAGGGTCCATTTCTGTTCCCATCCCGCCGAGGGAAGTCGCTGAGCGAAAACCAAGCCAGTGCAGTGTTTACCCGGCTGGGGCAGGGCGCTTGGACCAGTCACGACTTGCGCAAGGTGGCCCGTACCGCGTGGACCGACCTGGGCGTCGACGGCCACATCGGCGAGATGCTGTTGAACCACTCCCTTGGCAAGATCGCTTCGACCTACATCAACACTCAGGCCAAGGAACAGCGTCGTCTGGCTTTGGTGAAGTGGCACAACTGGTTAGATGAACGCGGCTTCAAGTCGATCCACGAGCAGACAGACGTTAGATATAAAGATTCGCAAAACCTCGTAGACGCCTTGAATAGCTTGGCCTGCGAGTCAATTCCCCAATTTGTTAAGGGCGAGGTTTCAAAACATGCAGAAAGGGCTAGTGCCTGGCTTTAAACGGGAACGGATCGAGCTGGAGCCTTGCACGATCTGCAAGGGGAAAGCGGTAGTAAAAGGGCTGTTTTATGAGTTGGTTTGTACTGATTGCAACGGCTCAGGTTGGGTTGTTCGGGGTAGCAAGTTGGTGCTTTCTTCTGATGAGTTAGTCACCCAGTTAAGTTTCAAACTGCAGCACGCTCAGCGTGAAATTACGGCGCTGAAAGGTTCACCACCTACAGCTGGGCCGCAAAGACAGTACGAACATTCGAACCGCCTGGGACCGGGCGGCACAAATTACACAGGGGATTGAGAGCATGATGATTCGTAAGCCGGCAGGGCGACCACTGGGAGACACCGAATACCTACTTGAACAGTGGGGCTGGTGGCGAATGGATGGAATGGGGGTTCCTGGTTACACGTCCCCAACTTTAGCGCTGATGCGCCAAGCGGTAGCCCAGCCGTCTGCAAGCAAGAACTACTGCATTACGGACGACTGGGCTATTGCTATCGACAATGCAGTGGCCAGGCTCACACATCGGGATCAGCAAATGGGCGATGTACTCTGGCTGTACTTCGGTGAAAAGTGGCCCATGGTGCGAGTGGGAAAACACTTTGGGATCAGTGAGGGAAAGGCGAGGGAGCTAGTCAGGGCCGGGGCGGCGTGGGTCGACTGTGCAGTAAGTGACATGAGGGTGGCCGCTTGACCTTGATGGCCTATTGCTGGCTATCATCAGTGTTTTAACATCGAGACATTCACATGGATGGGTATGTAAAAGGTGCACTGGCTTTGGTTGCGATTGCTTTTGTAGTGCTTCGATTTAGAAAAAAGTCCGGGAGTGTCGAGGCTAGTGACTGGAGAGAGGGGGAGCTGGAGCAGGTGGAGCAAGCGGCACAGGTTGCGCAGGTGGAACAGTTGGTGCCACCGTCGACGCCAGCTTCCAGGGTCAGACTGACAGAGATCCAAAGCGTGGCACTCAATTCTGCTTCCCTTGGTTACGTGCTTTACCCAGACAGTAAGTTTCAGCGTGGGCCTGAAGAATTAGAAACTTACTCTTTCAGGACAATCGACTCATTGGTCAAACGTGGCTTTCTTGAGTCAAATGGCTCGGACGGTTATGTGATCACGCAAGCAGGACGCGACGGGCTGAGGAATCATGACGGATTCTGAAAAAAGATCTTTTCCGCGCGGAATAGATTTGTTTTTATAGCAGCGTGTGTTGCTGTGAACGCAGCGAGACGCTTTCAAAAACCCGGCCATCGAGTCGGGTTTTTTGTACCTACTTACAAGCCCTGCCATTGAGCGGGGCTTTTTCGTTTTCGGCCCCATGCCTGGCTCTTTGCCCTGCGCGGATGACAGTGACATGGAGGCCGAACCTATTTGAGGACTACAGATGAACACAGAGCATCAAGCTCTCGCCGATGTGCCCCTTTGGCTGTTGGTGTTGTTGAGCATGGCCGGTTTGTCTGGGGAGATGCTGAGGGCATCAGGTAGCGATCTTGGACTGCGTCAGATCCTGCAGCGCGTGGCTTTGCGCTTTCTGGCATCTGGTCTTTTGGGTATGGCCACTTTGCTCCTCGCAATGGCCCTTTGGAGCAACCTGTACCTCGCAGCCGGACTCGGCATAGTCATCGCGGTTATTGGTGCTGATGTTGCGGGCGGCCTCTACACGCAGTTTTTGGCAAGGAAGGCAGGTGTTAGCAGCCCATCGACAACGAACAATGTGCGCGATCAGTAAGGCCTTGAATGAGGGGAGGGCGATCCAGTGTTCAAAGTAGGCTTTGGATTGGATTCAGCTCCGCTTCTTTGGGAACTGGACGACATCGAGCATCGGCAATTGCCGTTCGTGCAGATGCTGGCCGCGACCCGGCTGGCTCAGCGGGTCAAGAAGGGCATGTTGCCGGTGATGAAGGCCAGGCTTGATCGGCCGACCCCTACCACGATGAACAGCCTGTTTGTGAACAAGGCCACCAAGATCAAGGCGGCCGAGGTCTATTTCAAGGACTCATGGGCGTCAGGTGTACCGGCAGATGCCTATCTACAGCAGGCGGTCAGCGGCGGCATTCGGCCCCACAAGCGTTTCGAGAAGGCGCTGATCGCTCGCGGCATCATGCAGGCCAGTGAGTACGCGGTGCCCACCACCCCATTCATGAATCAGTACGGCAACGTCTCGCGCGGCACCATGACCAAGATCCTGTCGGGGTTGGGTGCGGCCGAGACGCGGTCGGGCTATCAGGCCAATGCCACGGGCAGCAAACGAAGCAAGCGCAAGGGCAATGCCCATCGGTTCTTCTCCGGTGAGGTCGACGGCACGCGGGCAGTGTGGGAGCGCAAGGCGATGGGCAAGGGCGATGAAGTTCGTCCGGTCTTTGTCTTCAGTGCTTCCGCCCCGCGCTACCGCGTCATTTTCCCGTTCTTCAAGATCGGCGAGAACATCGTAAAGGCGCATCACGCGGCCGAGTTCGCCCAGGCATTCGCCGATGCGCGGGCGACGGCGCGCTGATCTGGCGTCGAGGCTGAAAAAATGTCGAAAAAAGGCCACTTTCCGTTGGTTTTTCGCTTGACAGGGGGGTGGGGGGCAAATCCAAAAGGTACTCCCGGACCCCACCCCCATAGGGGGTAATTCGGGCCCCGCTTCATCGCTATGTATGACCCATTTTCAGAGGTTGGTTGTTGTGTAGTTATGGCTAATCCATCGATCACTCGTAAGCCTGAATGGCTAAACAAATCCCGCATGGCTGAAAGTCTGGGTATCACGACTCAGGCCTTCGATAAATGGGGGATCGTGGCGGTTGCCAAGATCGGTCGAGAGTCCTTTTATGACGTCCGGTCAGTGGTCGATAACCGCCTTCAACACCAAACCGGAAAGCAACAACCTGGCTCCGAAGAAGTCGATCCGCTCATTGGTTACAAGATCGATTGCGAGCGACTGCGGTTGACCCGAGAGCAGGCCGACGCCCAGGCACGCAAAAACAAGGTCGGCGACAAGGAGCTTGTCCCGGTCGGTTTCATGATTTTCGCGCTATCCAGCCTGTCGGCGCAGTTGGCCTCAACCCTTAACACCATCCCCAAAAGCGTAAAGCGCAAGCACCCCGATATCGCTGTGCGTCACCTTGACGCTGTCGAGAACGAGATTGCCGTTACGCGTAACGCTGCTGTCGGGTTGGCTGACCGCATACCGGAGCTTCTGGATGAGTACATCGCCTCCTTGGATGAGGCCACTGGTTGACGCTGTCCGGCGCGGGCTGAAAAGCCTTCACAAAGATGCCCCTATGACGGCGGTCGAGTGGGCAGACGAATATTTCTACATGTCGTCGGAGTCCTCCTACGGGGAGGGCAAGTGGACGACCGAGGCTTTTCAGGTGCCCTTGCTTAACGCCATGGGGAACGACCTGATCGAAGAGCTGAACCTGCTGAAGTCGGCGCGGGTTGGTTACACCAAGATGTTGGTGGCGAACATCGCCTACAAGATCGAGCACAAGAAACGCAGCGTCTGCATGTGGAGTCCGACCGACGACGACGCCAAAGACATCATGAAAAAGCACGTCGACCCGATGATTCGTGACGTGCCGGTGATCAAGGCGTTGGCGCCCTGGTGCGGAAAGAAGCACGGCGACAACACCCAAGAATCCAAGGTGTTCGAAAACCGCAAGGTGCTGTGGTGGCTGGGCGGTACTGCTGGCGGTAACTACCGGGAGAAAAGCCCGGATGAAGTCGGATACGACGAGCTGTCGAACTTCGATGAGGATATCGACGGTGAGGGGTCGCCGACCTTCCTGGGTGATAAGCGCCTGGAAGGGGCGACCTATCCCAAGTCAATTCGCGGTTCCACGCCAAAGCTGGCCGGAACCTGCCAGATCACACGGGCGGCCGAGGAATCGGCCTACCTGATGCGGTTTCACATCCGCTGCCCGCACTGCCGCACTGAACAGACGCTGAAGTGGGGCGGGCCGGATGAGCCGTATGGCATCAAGTGGCTGAAGGATGAGCGCGGCGAAGTCGTCAAGGCCTGGTATTTGTGCGAGTCCGGTCACGGCTGCACGTTCGAACATCACGAGATGATCGAGGCGTCACGTTCGGGCCGTTACATCTGCGAGAAAACCGGCATCTGGACGCGCGACAGCATGGAGTGGTTCGAGGCGGATAACACGCCGATGCGCACGCCGCGCCGTCTCACGTTCCATATCTGGACGGTCTATTCGACGTTTACGACGTGGGTAAAGATCGCCGACGAGCGGGTCAAGGCCGGTAAGGACCGAGGCAAGCTCAAGACGTTTACCAACACCACGTTGGGCGAGACATGGGAAGAAGACCAGACCGAGAAAGTCGACTGGGAGCTGCTGCACGCTCGGCGTGAGGTTTACGCCGCCCAGGTGCCGCCGCGCGTTGTCGTGCTGACTGGCTCGATCGACACCCAAGACGACCGATACGAGCTGCGTGTATGGGGTTGGGGGGCTGGCGAAGAGGCGTGGTTGATCGACCGCAAGATTCTGTACGGCGACCCTGACAGCGCGGTTCTCAAGCGCAAAGTCGGGCGCGAGCTGCACCGCATGTACACCCGTGCAGACGGCGCAAAAATGCGGGTAGAGCGTTGGTGCTGGGACTCCGGCGGCCACCACTCGGACGCTGTGCGGGCCGAAAGCCGCAAGCATGGCGTTCATTGGGTGATCCCGATTTTCGGGGCAAGCACCTACGGCAAGCCGATTGCGAGCTTCCCGCGTCGCAAGGAAAAGAAGTCCAAAACCTACCTGACGGAAATTGGTACCGACAACGCCAAAGAGGTGATCTACAACCGCCTCAAGCTGCAGCCGGACGGCCATCGTCCGGTGCCGGGTCTGGTGCATTTCCCTGCCGACGACCAGATCTGCGACGGCGACGAGCTGAAGCAGCTCACCAGTGAAACCAAGAAATGGATCATGGCCCGAGGGCGCCGCGTGCTTCGCTGGGATGCCAGCAAGAAGCGCAACGAGGCGCTCGACTGCTTTGTGTACGCCTTGGCGGCGCTGCGCATCAGTCAGGAGAAGTTCGGCCTCGATCTGGAGTATCTGGCTCGGCAGAACTCGGCAGCGAGTGATGAGGGCGAGCTGGACGAGCCAGACGAATCGATCGACCTTGACGAGCCACAAGCACCGGCCCCCGCGCCGGAGCCTGAGCCAGCCCCGGCCCCGATCCAATCTCAACCAGACCACCAGCCTGCCGCCGGCGGCTGGATTGATACAGGAGCGAGCGCATGGCTGCGTTAACACCTCAGGAAATGCTTGATAAGTACCTGCAAGCCGAGGCGGACGTGCTGGCCGGCAAGGACGTGCAGTTCAACGGCCGGCGTGTCGTCATGGCGGATCTGCCGCAAATCAGACAGGGCAGGGTGGAATGGGAGCGCCGCGTGGCCCAGGCACAGCGCGGAGGCCGCCCGGCGTATTCCCTGGCGTCGTTTGAATGAACCTGCTGGATAAGGCCCTTGCGCCGCTGTTCCCGGGTTTTGTCGCTGAACGGTTGCGTGCGCGTAACGTGATCATGGCGTTTGAAGCCGCCACGGTGACCCGCACGCACAGGGCCAAGAAGCAAACCAAAAGCGCTGATGCCTCACTGAACAAAACGCTGAAATCGTTGCGTGAGCAGTGCCGCAAGCTGGACGAAGACCACGACATTGTCACGGGGCTTTTTGATCGTCTGGAAGAACGGGTGGTGGGTGGTCCTGGTATTGCGGTGGAGCCGATTCCGCTGGGGTACGACGGCACGATCCACGCCGCGTTTGCGGCGGCGATCAAGGCGCTGTGGGGGGAATGGTCGCTCACGCCTGAGACGTCCGGGGAGCTGACCCGGCCGCAAATGGAACGGCTGATGTGTCGCACCTGGCTGCGTGATGGCGAGGGATTGGCCCAGATGCTGATGGGCAAGGTGCCCGGTTACGACCATCTGCACGGTGTGCCGTTTGCGCTGGAGCTGCTGGAGCCGGATTACCTGCCCATTGAATACACCGACTTGTCCAAGGGTATCGTCCAGGGCGTCGAGCGCAATGCGTGGCGGCGCAAGCGCGCTTATCACCTGTTTAAGGGGCATCCCGGGGATCAGCGCGGCATTTTTGCGCAGAACACCAAGCGCGTGCCGGCCGAGCAGATGATTCACATCGCGCACCGTAAACGCATTGGTCAGAACCGTGGCCAGCCGTTGCTACACGCGGTGTTGATCCGCTTGGCGGACATCAAGGACTACGAGGAAAGCGAGCGGGTCGCCGCGCGGATCAGTGCCGCGTTGGCCATGTACATCAAGAAGGGGCTTCCTGACGATTACATTCCGCCGGCAGAAGGTCAGGTGCGCGCAGAGCGAACCTTCCCCATCGCGCCGGGCATCGTGATCGACACGCTGCTGCCCGGCGAAGACGTCGGGATGATCGAAAGCAACCGCCCGAACCCGTTCCTTGAAGGGTTCCGCAATGGCCAGCTCAAGGCGGTCGCGGCGGGTACGCGCGGCACCTATTCCAGTGTCGCGCGCAGCTATGACGGCACCTACTCGGCGCAGCGTCAGGAGCTGGTCGAAGGCCAGTTGGGCTATGACCTGCTGCAACACGAATTCATCGACTACTGGTGCCGTCCGGTTTATCGCAAATGGCTCGAAATGGCGATTCTGAGCGGTCAACTGGTTGTGCCTGCCGATGTTGATCCGCGCACGATTTACGGCGCGTTTTATCAAGGCCCGGTAATGCCCTGGATCAATCCGGTGCATGAGGCTACGGCGTGGAAACTTCTGGTTGAGGCCGGCTTTGCAGATGAGGCCGAGGTGGCCCGATCGCGGCAGCGCAACCCTTCAGAACTCAAGGCGTCGCGCAAGGCGGAAATCGCCGCGAACCGCGAGAACGGGCTGGTGTTTAGCTCGGACTACTACCACCAAATCTACGGGAAGAATCAGCCCAATGATGACGAAAAACAACGGGCCGCTGATGCGGCCACGGGCATCGATAAGCCCGACGAATAAGCCAGAGGAAAGCTGGTACTCCATTCGCGCCGCGTCGCGGGGCGTGGCGGAAGTCATGCTCTATGACGATATCGGCGCCTGGGGAATCTCGGCTCGCCAGTTCGCTCGCGATCTGGCAGCGCTCGGTGACGTGTCTCAGATCAACCTGCGGATTCATTCCGGCGGCGGTGACGTGATGGACGGCACGGCCATGTACAACATTCTGCGCGGCCATTCGGCCCGCGTAGAGGTGTACATCGACGGTATGGCTGCTTCGATGGCCAGCGTGGTCGCGATGGCGGGTGATGTGATCTACATGCCGGCCAACTCCATGATGATGATCCACAAGCCCTGGGGTGGGCAGATTGGGGATGCCGATGACCTGCGCGAATACGCCGATTTGCTCGACAAGGTCGAGGGCACGTTGGTGCAGGCGTATGCGCGCAAGACGGGCAAGTCTGCCGAGGAAATCGCAGCAATGCTCAAGGTAACAACGTGGATGGACGGAAGCGAAGCGGTGGCGGCCGGCTTCGCGGATCAGGTGTTAGAGCCTATCAAGGCCGCCGCACAACTCAATTCGAAACGCCTGGAGGAATACACCAGCATGCCTCAACAAATGCACACCTTGATGAATCCGCGCGGTTCGATTCCTGCACCTGCACCTGCACCTGCACCTGCACCCGCTCCAGCGCCTGCCCCGGCGCCCGTTAACCTGACGGCTGACCAGATCCGCGCTCAGGCGCTGGCGGATGATGTGGCCCGTCGTGGCAGCATCGTGGCGGCCTTCGGCGCTTTCGGCGAGGCTCATGCGCAGTTGCTGCGAACTTGCCAGGATGACGTCAATTGCACGGTGGCACAGGCCCGCGAGCAACTGCTGGCGGCAATGGGCGCGGCAACCACCCCGACCGCCAGTACGCGCCACCCGGGCCATGTCGGCAACGGCAATCTGGTGGGTGATTCGGTGCGGGCCTCGCTGTACGGTCGCCTCGGCATGGAAGAAAACCAAGCGGATAACGCATACAACCACATGACAATGCGAGAGCTGGCCCGAGCGTCCTTGGCCGATCGCGGCATTGGTGTGGCGACGCTGCGCCCAATGGACATGGTCGGTCTGGCGTTTACCCATGATGCCAGCGACTTCGGCAATATCCTGCTGGATGCTTCGCATCGCTCGCTGTTGGCGGGTTGGGAGGACGCCGAGGAAACCTACCACCTGTGGACTCGCCAAGGCCGTTTGAGCGACTTCAAGGTGGCCAACCGAGTCGGCTTGGGTTCGATGTCGACCCTGCGCGAAGTTCGCCCAGGTGCTGAATACAAGTACATCACCCTCGGCGACACCGGCGAGACGATCCGTCTGGCCACCTACGGTGAGATTTTCAGCATCAACCGTCAGGCCATCATCAACGACGACCTCGACGCCCTGAGCGCAATTCCGCGTCTGATGGGGGCCGCGGCTCGCGCAACGATCGGTGATCTGGTGTATGACACCCTGATCAACAACGGAAAGATGAAGGACGGGAAACCGCTGTTCGACGCCTCGCGCAAAAACCTGTTCACCGGTGCCGGGTCGGCGCTGTCGATCGCGGCCATGAGCGCGGCAAAAACCGCCATGGCGTTGCAGAAGGGCAAGCCGGCTAAGGAGGGCGAGAAAACCCGCACGCTGAATGTGCGTCCCGCCTATCTGCTGTGCCCGGTCGCGCTGGAAGATCAGGCCAATCAGTTGATCCGCTCGACGTCGGTACCGACCGCGCAAGTCAACGCCGGTGTGGTCAACCCGATTCAGAACTTTGCCCAGGTAATCGGCGAGCCGCGTCTGGACGACAATTCGTCGTCGGCCTGGTATCTGGCTGCGAAGCAAGGCAGCGACACGATCGAAGTGGCCTATCTGGACGGCGTTGACGTGCCCTACATCGACCAGATGGAAGGCTTTACCAGCGACGGTATCGCGACCAAGGTGCGCATTGACGCCGGTGTGTCCGCGCTCGATGCGCGCGGCCTGAACAAGTCCAACGGCGCATAACGCGTCACCCATCCCAAAGCCCCGCCCAGTGCGGGGTTTGTTGTTTCTGGACAGGAGAAAATAGGCTATGGCCACGAATTATGTAAGTACCGGTGAAACCACTACGTTGCCGGCTCCCACCGGTGGCTCTGTCGCCGGCGTGCCGCAGGTGATCAATGATCTGGCGGTGATGCCGTTGCAAAGCGGCTCGAAAGGCACGCTGATCGTTTACCGCACAGGGGGCAACTGGAGCGTTCCGGCGGATGCCGCGCTGAAAGCCGGCATGAGCGCCAGCGTCAAGGCGGGTGCCCTGGTGCCGGCCGGCACTGCTGATTCGGCGCCCTACGGCAAGCTGTTGACCGATGCGGTCGGCGGCTATGCCGAAGTGCTGATTGTTCAGTAATGCCGTTCGATCGGTTTCGGGCCTTGGCTGATCGCACTGACGCGTTGCTGGTGGCGCGTCTGGGCGACAAGGCGATTCTTGACGATGGCCGCACGGTCTACGGCGACTTCACGTCGCCTTTTGTCGGCGCCGAGATTGGCGGCGGCAAGGCAGGATCTGCGCGCTTGGGGGCGGCCATCAACGCCGATGCGGTGCTTGAGCCGAATCTGAATGCGCGGACGGTCGATGTGCAGGGCGTCAAAAAGGGCGACTTTATTACCATCGACTTGCCGGCCCATTTGGGCGGTGGCCGCTACAAGGTCAGCCGCTTGAAGCCTGACGGTACGGGCATGGTCGATCTGGTGTTGAGTGTGGGCAATGAGCGAACTGACGACATTACATGAGGCCATCACCCGCACGATCAGCGCGGCCATGCCGAGGTTCCTGCACGTCGAGCAATTCCCCGAGCTGGGTTCTGAAGTGCAGACGCCGGCACTGCTGTACGGGCTGACAGACATGACCCTTGGCACCGATCGCGGTGAAGGGAAAACGGCCCTGATCGGCCGTTTTCAGTCGTGCATTCTGGTCGATGCGACGCGCAAAAAGGCGTCGCTACAGGCGGCCATTCTGGCGTCTCAGATGGTCGCGATTCTGAGTTACCAGATGTGGGATCTGGATTTTGTCACCGGCCCGCCGGAGAACATCCACGCCCAGCCCGAGGCGCCGACGCAAGACCTTGAACAGTTCGTCATGTGGTCGGTGCAGTGGACGCAAAACTTCGAAGTCGGAGAGCTTGAGTGGCCGTGGCCGGACGAGCCGCCGGGATCGCTGATGTTTGGCCTCAGTGGCGATTCGGAAGGCGAGTTTTTCCCGCCGGAGACGCCGCCATGAGTTTCGCCCTGGGTGAGCATGACCGCATGATCGCGGCCATGCTGATGCCGTGCGTGGTAGTGGGGGTGGATCTGGCGATGGGGGCTGTGCGGGTGTCGAATGGCGAGTGGACAAGTGCCTGGGTACGCTGGCACAGCCTCGCGGCTGGTAAGGCGCGGCACTGGCGATCGCCGAGCCTGAGCGAGCAGGGGGTGCTGTTCAACCCCAGCGGTCAGGCTGGCATGGGCACCTTCATTCCGGGGCTGTACGGCAACGCCGGCGCCCAGCCGGACAATCGCGACCACGTCGAGGTCTGGCGTTTTGATGATGGTGGTTCGCTGGTCTACGACTGGCAGGCCAAGAGTTACACCATCACCCTGCCGACCGGCACGGTGACGATCAAGGTAGGTAGTACGGAGGTCGTCGTTACGGATAACGCGGTGACGGTGAAGTCTGGAACGATCGACCTTGAGGGGGCTGTGAACATCAAAGGCCCGTTACGCGTAACAGGCAACATCGACGGAGCTGCAAACATCATGGCGGCCGGCAACAGCGACAACCACCACACGCATTAATCATTCATTCATCCGGCCCGCCAAGTGCGGGCTTTTTTGTGCCCGGAGGAAACCCATGGCCAAGACCGCTGCAACACCCGTCGACGATCAAGCGCCGGAGGCGGATCTGCTGCTGAAGTTCCGCGACAAGCTCTTTACCTCGCGCACCCTGTGCATCCCCGGAACGGAGCGCACGCTGGCGGTGGCCAAGGCCATTGTCGAGGTGTCGGCGTCCGATGAACAGGCTGTCAGCTACCTGAAAACCCATCCCGAACTTGAAGCCCTGGAGTGACGTAGATGATCGGAATGGATCGCCACACCGGCCAACCCATTTCCGGCATCGCGCATGTGCTTCAGGCCATCCAGGACATTCTCGGCACGCCGCTGGGTAGTCGTCGGGAGCGCCCGGACTACGGTAGCAAGCTGCGCACCTACGTGGATTTGCCGGTAAACGCCGGCTGGAAAAGCTCGGTGCAGGCTGAGGCGGCGCGCGCGATCGGCATGTGGGAGCCGCGCGTGAGGCTGGAGAGTGTCCGCGTGGTGGCCGTGCTGGGCGGGGAAATTGTTCTGGTTGTTGCCGGCGAGTACCTGGGCGACAGCTTTGTGGTCGAGGTGAGCGCATGAGTATCTTGGATCTGTCAGCGCTGCCGGCGCCGGACGTGCTGGAACCGCTGGAGTATGAGCTGACCTATGACGACTGCCTGAGCACCTTTCGCGGGCACATGGGCGATAACTGGACGGCTAGCCTGGAGTCCGATCCGGTGGTCAAGCTGCTGGAGGTCGGGGCCTATATCAAGCTCGGCAACCGTGCCCGGGTCAACGACGCGGCCAAGGCGCAACTGTTGGCGTATGCGACCGGGAGTGACCTCGATCAGCTTGGGGCCAACGTCAATCTGCCGCGCCTGGTGATTCAGGCCGAGGATCTGACGGCTGTGCCGCCAGTGCCCGAGGTCATGGAAGAACACGACCCCTACCGCGAGCGCATCCAGTTGGCCTACGAGGGGCTGACCACGGCCGGGCCGCGTAACAGCTACATCCTGCACACGCGCAACGCCTCGGGGTTGGTGGCCGACGCCACCGCCGAAAGTCCGGCGCCGTGCAACGTTACGGTAACGGTGCTGAGTACCGAGGGTAAGGGTGAGGCCAGCGCCGAGCTGCTGGCCATCGTCGCGGCGGCATTGGACGACGAAGACACCCGCCCGGTCGGTGATCGGGTCAAGGTGCAAAGTGCGGAAATCCTCGACTACCGCATTGAGGCGATTCTGCACATGAGCAGCGCCGGCCCGGAAGGGGATGCCAGTTTGGCCGAGGCCATCAAGCGACTGGCGGCGTGGATCAATCCGCGCAAACGGCTGGGGGTCGAGGTGTCGCGGTCGGCCGTGGACGCCCAGTTGCACATTGCCGGCGTTTCGCGGGTCGAGCTGACCGGATGGGCTGATCTGGCACCGACCAAGGCGCAGGCGGCTTATTGCACGGGTTACAGCGTGGCGATGGCGGGGGCGACATGAGAAGCCTGCTGCCGAGCAATAGCACGCCACTGGAGCGGGCAATTGAGGCGGCTTTCTATGAGCGCACCATTGTCCCGCTGCGCACGCTGTACAACCCCGACACCTGTCCGGTGCACCTGCTGCCGCATCTGGCGTGGGCATGGTCGGTCGACCGCTGGGATTACCGGTGGTCTGAGGCGACCAAGCGCGCCGCGATCAAGGCCTCGTTCTACATCCACAAGCACAAGGGCACCATCGGCGCGTTGCGTCGGGTGGTCGAGCCGCTGGGTTATCTGATCGAGGTGCTGGAGTGGTGGCAGACCGTGCCTTTGGGGGTCCCGGGTACTTTCGCGCTGAAGGTCGGCGTTCTGGATACCGGGATTACCGAGGAAATGTATCAGGAGCTGGAGCGCCTGATCGACGACGCCAAGCCCGTGACCCGGCACCTGACCGGGCTGGCGATCAGCCTCGAAACCCAAGGCAATTTGAATATCAGCGTTGCCCTCTACGAAGGCGACGAAATCGACGTTTACCCACCGGTGATGCGTGACATTGAGGTCACGGGCCGCTTCGGTGTGGTCGGCCGCGAACACTCCATAGACACCCTGGACGTTTATTATGATTGATGCGAATTCGCAGTTTTTCGCGATCCTCACAAACGTGGGGATGGCCAAACAGGCGAACGCCGACGCGCTCGGCATTCCCTGGAAGATCACCGACATGGGCGTCGGGGATGCCAACGGCACCGACCCGATCCCCAGCGCAACGCAAACCCAACTGATCAGCGAATGGCGCCGCCGGCCGTTGAATCAGCTCAAGACTGATCCGGCTAACCCGACGGTACTGATCGCCGAGCAGATTATCCCGGCCGATGAGGGCGGCAAGTGGATTCGCGAAATTGGTCTGTACGACATCGACGGCGATCTGGTGGCGGTGGCCAACTGCGCGCCGAGTTTTAAGCCGCTCCTGTCGCAAGGTTCGGGCCGCACGCAGATTGTGCGGATGAACTTCATTGTCACCAGTACCGGCAACATCACGCTTAAGATCGATCCGGGCGTGGTGGTGGCGACGCGTGACTACGTCGATCAAAAGGTATTGGAGGAGCTGGGCAAGCAGGACTTTAAACACTCGGTGCGGGTGGCGACTACGGTCAACATCGCGCTGGCGGGGCTTCAGACCATTGACGGGGTCGCCCTGGTTGCCGGTGATCGCGTGTTGGTGAAAAACCAGGCCGCAGCCAAGGACAACGGCCTGTATAGCGTGTCTGCGGCGGGTGTGTGGACGCGTAGCGCGGATGCCGATAGCAGTCTGGAAGTCACGCCCGGGTTGTTTGTGCATGTCGAGCGCGGCACCACCAACGGCGACAGCATTTGGCAACTGGTGACGGATGCGCCGATTGTCCTGGGCGTGACGGATCTGCTGTTTGAAATGGCGGCCGGGCGCACTGGTATCAATGCCGGCACCTACCGCAGTGTGACCGTGGACAAATACGGTCGGGTGGTGGGTGGGACCAGCCCGACCACGCTGGCCGGTTATGCGATCACGGACGCCTTCACCAAAACTGAAACACTCGACTTGATTAACAGCACGAGCCAAGTCCCTTTGGTGGAGGTCAGCACCTCAAGGCCCTTGGTGGCGAACGAGTTGGGGCTTGTCCTGATTGATGCCAGCGCGGCGGCGTTGACGGTTGAACTGCCCGATGCCAACGCAGCGCTGGGTGTTCGTGGTGTGGTGGTGCGACGGGTCGATAACACCAGTAACCGGCTGGTGATCAAGGCGGCCGGTAGCAACAAAATCAAGTTCCATACTCATCTGAATGCGGCCGGCTATTCGTTCCTGGTCCTGATGGGGGCCGGGGATTATTGGCATTTGCGCAGTGATGGCAAGGGCAACTGGATACCGATTGCGCGCTTAGACGGTACGGCACTCGGGCGGCCCGTGTTTGAAACGACCACCGTATTGAATCCAGGGGGGCATGCCCCGTTGGGCAATGCCCTCTTTGTTCGTGCCGATTGGCCATGGTTGTGGGACCACGCTCAGCAGTCGGGAATGTTGACTACGGAAGCCGCTCGTGGGGGTATGGAGGGCGGTTGGACCTCGGGCGATGGTGCGACCACGTTCCGCTGTCCAGATGCGCGCGGTAAATTCTTCCGACCCCTTGACGAGTCTGCCGGGATTGATCCGGGCCGTGTGGCGGGCAGCTATCGGCTCGATGATTTAAAGAGTCACGCCCACTATATCGGTTCCGTAAGTTACGGCACGCAGGCGATGGGCGGCGGTAGCGTCACCTATGCCGCCTGGAGTGGCGGCAACACGGGCGCTACGGGCGGCGCTGAGACGGTTCCGAAAAACATTGCCTATCCGGGCCGAATTAAAGTGATCTGAGGTGCTAATGAATATCTATGTGTTCGACCCGTTCGGCATCCTGACCGGGCCGTTTGAGTTGTCAGCGTTTCCAGAGGTCCCGGGATTTGGCCAGTATCTGCCGGGCAATGCCGTCCAGCTAGAAAAGCCTCTGAGCCAAGCCGAGGCTGGCCACGTATGGGCGCTGGTCGAGGGGAAGCCGCAACTATTGGCCGACTATCGCGGCATGGTTTACCACACGGACACCGGCGCCGAGGAAGAGCATTTCGAGCTTGGCGATCTGCCTGAAGGACTGACCGCCAAGCGCCGGCCAGGTCAGTTCTATGTGTGGGCTGGTGGGGATTGGGTTCTGGATGAGGCGGCGCAGATTGCAGCGGCGCAAGCGGGCGAGCGAGCATGGCGCAATGTCCAGGTTGCCGCGACTGACTATCTGGTAATGCCGGATTATCCGATCACCGCTGAGCAGCGATCCGAGCTTTATGCCTACCGCCAGGCGTTGCGCGATTGGCCGGATGTGACGCTGTTCCCTGATCAGTCAGGCCGCCCCCAGCCCCCGGCATGGATTGCCAGCTTGGCCCAATAACGCCCCGCACTGACGGGGCGTTTTCTTTTCCGTTACGCGTAACACGAACATTCCTCACAGCCTCGCTTATGCGGGGCTTTTTTCGTTTCTGGAGATTGACCCTTATGAGTGGTTTTTTTCACGGCGTCACGACCACGCTGATTGATACCGGTGTGCGCACTATCTCGCTGCCGTCGTCCGCGATCATCGGTCTGTGCGACACCTTTACCCCGGGCATCCTCGGCGGCGGCACGGCCAAAGCCGGCGAGCTTAAGCTGATCACCACCGAGCGCGAAGCGATTGCCGCGTTCGGCGCCGGTGCGGCGATTACCAAGGCCTGTCAGGCGATCTACGCCAAGGCCAAGGCGGTGATCGTCGCTGTCGGCGTGCCCAAGCTCGAGGACGCCGCGCTGCAAACCTCCGCCATCATTGGTGGCGTTCTTGCCGATGGTCAGCGTACCGGCCTTCAGGCGCTGCTGGACGGCAAGAGCAAGCACAACGCCCAGCCCAAGCTGCTGATCGCCCCGGGGCATTCGGCGACCCAAGCCGTGGCCACCGCCATGGATGCCCTGGCCGGCAAGTTGCGCGCGATGGCGATCATCGACGGGCCGAATACCACCGATGAGGCCGCCATGGCCTATGCCTTGAACTTCGGCAGCAAGCGGCTGTTTCTGGTCGATCCGGGGGTGCAGTTCTGGGACACGATCGAGAGCGCGACGATCGACGCGCCGGGCTCGGCGTGGACGGCGGGTCTGTTTGCCTGGACGGATGCGACTTACGGCTATTGGGCGTCGCCGTCGAACAAGGAGTTTGTCGGCATCACCGGCACGAGTCGCCCGGTCGAGTACCTGGACGGCGACGCCACCTGCCGGGCCAACCTGCTGAACAACGCCAATATCACCACGATCATTCGCGACGGCGGTTTCCGTCTGTGGGGCAACCGCACGCTGTCCAGCGATCCGAAATGGGCGTTCGTCACCCGCGTGCGCACCTGCGACATCCTCATGGATGCGATTCAGGCGGGCCACAAGTGGGCAGTCGACCGCTCGATCACCAAGACCTACGTCAAGGACGTGACCGAGGGTTTACAGGCGTTCATGCGCGACCAGAAGAACTCCGGCGCGGTCATCAACTTCGAAGTCTACCCGGACACCGAACTGAACACGGCCAGCCAGATCGAGGTGGGCAAGGTGTATTGGCGTATCCGCTTCACCGACGTGCCGCCGGCCGAAAACCCGAATTTCCTGATCGAAGTCACCAACGAGTGGCTGACCGAAGTGCTTGAAGCCTAAGGGGGCTAACCGATGATTCCTCAAGTTCTTAAGAACATGAACCTGTTTGTGGACGGCGTCAGTTTCTCCGGCGACGTGCCGGCCCTATCGCTGCCCAAGCTGACCCAAAAAGTCGAGGACTATCAGGGCGGCGGCATGTTCGCCCCGATCGAATTCGCCGTGGGAATGGAAAAGCTGGAGTCGGCGTTTACCACCAACGGCGTGCGCCGCGAGTCGCTGAAGTTCTTCGGTCTGGCTGACCAGACGGCGGCCAGTCTGGTATTCCGTGGCGCCTTCGCAGACCTCAAGGGCCGCGTGGTGCCGGTGATTGTCACCCTGCGCGGTGGCGTGAAAGAGGTGGACATGGGCGACTGGAAGCCGTCCACCGTGGGTGAAATCAAGCATGGCGTGAAGATCACCTACTACAAGCTCGAAATCGATGGGCGCCTGATGTACGAGATCGATCCGCTCAACATGATCATGGTTGTCGATGGCGTTGACCAATTGGCTGCTGAACGTTCGGCCCTCGGCCTGTAAGGACTTAGAAAATGACTCAAGCAAGTGCAAACAAAGTGGTGCCTTCGTGGCTGAAAGTGAGCGATGACAGCGTGATCGTCACCATGAAAGGCGCGGTCAATATCGGCGGGCTTCTGGTGGACAAGCTGACCATGCGCGCGCCGACGGTGCGCGATCAGCGCGCCGCCACTGCGACCGCAAACAACGATTACGAACAGATCGAAATCAACATGCTGTGTAGCCTGTTGACGGCGACCGAGGCGGAGATTGCGGCCCTCAGTGTGCGCAACTACAACCGCTTGCAGGCAGGCTATTTTCGTCTGGTCGAAGAGGACGAACTTTAACGCCGAGACCCAAAGGATTGCGGCCAAGCGCTTGGCGAGAGAGACCGGTTTCTCTGCCGCCGAGATCGAGGCCATGACCTTTGACCGGATGCTGTGGTGGCTCACGGATTGAGCCGCTTTCGACTCGATGACGAATAGGGCACGCACATGAGCAATAAACTCGCGCTCGGCTTGGTCATTGGCGGCGCCGTCAGCTCCACGGTGGGGGCGGCGTTCAAGGACGTCACCAGTCGCATCAAGAAGCTGGAGGACACCGGGAAAAAAGCCCGGGTGCTGGAAAAGACCATTGGCGACACCATGCGTCTGCGCGACGAATGGCTTAAGGCGCACAGGGCGGGCGAGAAGGGCGCCGATGCGCTGCGCATGAAGCTGGAAAACAACCTTGCGGCCCTGAAAAAACAGGGTGTCGAGGTTCGCAATCTGGGCAAGGCTTACACCCAGATGGGGAAAACGGCGCGGGCCGCCGAGCTGAAGGCCAAGGGGCATATGCAGCTCGATGCCGGCAAGCAGCAGATGAAAAGCAGCATCGGGCAAGCCACGGCGGCCTCGGCCGCGATGATCATTCCGGCGAAGATCAGCGCGGACTATGGCGCGATCATTCGTGACATTGCGATCAAGGCCAACATTGCCAACACGCCCAAAGAGGCGGCGCTATCCAAGACGGTGATCGACACGTCACGCGACACCGGCATGGCGCGCAATCAGGTGGCCGAGGTGGTCAACGCCTTGGTGGGCGCCGGCATGGAGCTGGACAAGGCACTGTCGTATGCCCCGACGGCGGCCAAGTTCGCCGTGGGCCAAGGCTCGGATGGCGGAGAAACCGCCCGCATGATCAACGCCTTGGGGCAGAACGCCAAGATCACCGACCCCGAGGTGATGCAAAAGGCGCTGGAGGCGATTGCCTACCAAGGACAGGCGGGCAGCTTTGAGGCGGCCGACATGGCGCGCTGGTTCCCCGAGCTGCTGGCAGGCATGGGCAAGCTGGGCATTACCGGGATGGACTCGGTGACGCAACTGGGCGCGATGCTTCAGGTGCAGATGAAGACCGCCGGCGGTTCGGACGAAGCGGCCAACAACCTCAAGAACTGGATGGAGAAAATCGGTTCCGGTGACACCGTCGAGGCGTACAAGAAGGCCGGCATCGACTATCAAGGCTCGATGAATACCGGCCTGCAGAATGGCAAGTCCACCTTGGAATCCAGCTTTGCGCTGGCCCAAAAGTATATTGAGGCGACCGACCCGAAGAAGGCCGCCGAAATGGCGAAAGCCACGGCCGCGATCAGTAAGGAGTCTGATCCCGAGAAAGCCAAGGCCATGATCGCGTCCCTTGAATCGGCGCTGCGTACTGGCGACCTGTTCGCCGATATGCAGGTCAAGGGCGCCTTGACCGCGTACATGCAGAACAAGGATCTGTACGACAAGTTGAAAAAGGAGTCGGCCAGCGCGACCGGGATTCTGGACAAGAACCTGGCTGAGCGTCGGGAATCCTCGGCGCAGAAACAGGCCGAGATGGTGCAAGGGCTCGATGAGTCCATGCGTGCCATTGGCGATGCCATGCGCCCGGTGACGGATGCGGTGGTGGACGGCATCACGTCCGTGGCTGGAGGGCTGGCCAAGCTGGCGGACGAATCGCCCCGCCTGGTGACGGGCATCGGTCTGGCCACTGCCGGCTTGATCGGTCTGTCGGCGGCGGTGAGCGGCTTCAAGATGGCCAAGGGGCTGATGAACATCGGCCGCGGCTCGCTGATGGGCAATCCGAACATTCCGCAAAAAGTGATCGTGACCAACCTACCGGCCGGTGGTGGCGTCGGTGATGGGCTGGACGTCGGCGACGTGGATGCCGGCGACGACAAGAAGGGCAGGAAAGGCAAGGGTGGCGGCAAGGGAGGTCGGGGTGGCGGCATGGGTCGCGGTGTCGGCAACGTTGTGAAGGGGGCGGCGGTGCTCGCTGTCGCTGACGCCGGGTTCAAGGCCTATGACACCTACCAGAACGCCGAGACGCAGGACGAGAAGGCCGTGGGTTACGGCGCGGCCGCCGGTGGTTTGGCCGGGTCGCTCTCCGGTGCAGCGGCGGGTGCGGCCCTCGGTACGCTGATCCTGCCGGTGATCGGTACGGCGATCGGCGGGCTGATCGGGGGTGTGATCGGCAACATGGGCGGCGACGCCCTGGGCGGCTACGTGGGCAAAGCGCTGTTCGGCGCGAACGATGCCACGAAGAAGATGCCCGACGCCGGTCCGCTGATGATGACCAACGCCGGCAAGGGCATTGCGCCGGTGATGGGCGACATCGCCAAATCGTTCACCAAGCCGCCGGGGTCGGCACCACTGATGATGGCGCCGCCGGGTCAGTCGCCAGCACCGGCCGCGTCGGCGCAGATCGGCGATGCCGGGCGTTCGATGATGCTGCCGGAGGCCAGTGCCGACGCCAAGGCCGGGCCATTGGCCAAGCCAGCGCCGACCGCTACGCCGCCGGCCAACATCGAAGCCAGGGTGGACATTCAGGCGCCGTTTTCGTTGACCGTGCAGGGCGACGTACAGGACGCCAACGCGCTCTACAACAAGCTCAAGCCGATGCTCGATCAGCACTATCGCGATCTGGCCAAGGCGCAGGAAAGCCGCAAGTTGTTTGATGCGCCGCACGTTTAATCAGGGGGATTCATGGAAGCATTGGGGCAGTTGCAATCGGGGATGAAGTACTTGGCCACGGCCGGCGAGACGGGCCGGCGCAGCCTTGACGGGATGATGGCGCCGGTGAATGGCGCGATCGGGGAAATCACTGGCGCCGCGTCCGAGCTGGAGGGGTTGCCCTTTGTAGGGCCGGCGATCGGGGCCAAGCTTCAGCGCGTCATGCGAGGGGTCAATGCGGCACAGGCGCAGGTCGGGCGGGTGGTGGCCATGTATAGCACGGCCACCCGTGCGGCCGCACAGATTGACGAGCGCCTGGGGGTGTTGAAGGAACAGGCCGGCCGGGCTGCCACGGCCATCAACAAGATTGCCGGCAAGGCCAGCCCGGCGCTGGCCAACATCGTGCCCACCGGGGCCTTTGCCACGGATCAGACGCCGGCGCCGGAAGCGGTGAAGCCGTTCCCGCACCTGCTGATCATCCAGCCGCAAGACCCGAAGGCGCCGCAGTACACCTTCAACCTGGACACGGCCGCCTTTGACGAACTGCGCCGGTCGACCGAATTCCGCTGGGCTTCGCAGGAGCGCCTGTCGCGGCGTCCGGCGCAGCAGGCGGTGGGCATCGGCGACGAGAAGATCACCCTCAAGGGGGTGATCTTCCCGGGCTTCAAGGGCGGGCTAAAGCAGCTCGACACGCTGCGCGCGCTTGGTGCCCAGCTCCAGCCGCTGACCCTGACCACGGGGTATGGCGACGTGCTGGGGACGTGGTGCCTGAAGAGCGTGGACGAGGAACAGAGTTCGCTGATGGCCGGCGGCATTCCGCGCAAGCAGGCCTTTACCTTGGAGTTTGTACGCTATGGCGACGACATGCAGAACGTCTGATGGGGATCTGCTGGATACCATCTGTCACAACTTTTACGGGCACCTGAATGGCTGCGTCGAGGCGGTGCTGGATGCCAATCAGGGGCTGGCCGATGAGGAGCAGCCCTACCGCGCCGGCGTGGTGATCGTCCTGCCAGATCTGGCGCACCCGGTGGCCGAGGCAGTCACCTTGTGGGACTGATCCCGTCCGTAGGCGCCGCCGGCGACCTCTCGCGTTACGCGTAACGCTCCGCTTACTTGGCCCGCCCCGTGCGGGCTTTCTTTTGGAAAAAATCTATGACCCCCCGATTCCGCATTGTTGCCGACGGCAACGACATCACGGCGCTGTTGAATGACCGGCTGATTCAGTTGAGTGTCACCGACAAGGTCGGCATGGAGTCCGACGAATTCGAACTGCGCATTGACGATCGCGACGGGCTGGTGACGTTGCCGCGCAAGGGCGTGGGGATTGAGGTCTATCTGGGCTACCTTGAGACGTCGCTGGCGCGGCTGGGCCGCTACGTGGTCGACGAAGTCACGGTGTCCGGCCCGCCGGATACCATCGTGATCAAGGGCAAGGCCAGCGACATGCGCGGCAGTGGCAAGACCCCCCGTAGCGGGAGCTGGGAAGACGTGCCGCTGTCGAAGATCGTGGCCGACGTCGCCGCGCGCAATGGCTGGGCGCCAGTGTGTCCAGTCAATACGAAGGTGGCGCGGGCCGATCAGCTCAATGAATCCGACTTCAATTTCATCACGCGCCTGGCTAAGCAGTACGACTGCACGGCGAAAGTCGCCGACGGCAAGTTGCTGGTGATGCCGCGTCAGGGCGGGCAGAGCGCAAGCGGCAAGGCATTCGCACCGATCGTTATCACGCGCCGCGACGTCAGCCGCTGGCAGTTCCACCTGGGCGATCGCGACTCGCACAAGACGGTCGGGGCCAAGCATCAGGACAAGAAGACCGGCAAGCTCGCCGTGGTGTCGCTGGAGAACGACGACGCTCCGGCCGGCCTGCCGGCGGTGCATACCGATCGGCACATTCATCCGAACAAGACGGCGGCCGAAGCAGCGGCCAAGGCGCGCTTGGCGGCGTTCAACCGCTCGACCGCCGGTGTGCGCTTCGAAATGCCCGGCCGCACGGACCTGTTTGCCGAACGGCCAGTGATCGCCCAGGGCTTCAAGATCGGCCTTGACGGTGAATATCTGGCCGACTCGGTGGAGCAGACCTACACCCAAGCCGGCTGGTCGACCACCGTCGAATGTAACGGCGGCAAGAATGGTAAAGCCAATGCCAAAGGCAAGAAAAAGAAGAAGGAGGCGAAGCCGGTCAAAGTCGTATCCCTGAAGTAACGCTACCGCGAATCCATAACCCGCCGAGTGCGGTTTTTTTATGCCTGGAGTTTGTATGTCCCTCACTAAGCAGCAGTTGCTGCAAATCCTCCCCAACGCCCGCCCAATCGCGGGCGTTTTTGTGTCTGCGCTCGGCCCGGCCATGGCGCGCTTCGGCATCACCTCGCCGGTGCGGCAGGCGGCGTTTATCGCCCAGTGCGGGCACGAGTCGCAGCACCTGACCAAGCTGTCGGAAAGCCTTTACTACCGGGATGCCGAGCGGGTCGCGCGGCTGTTCAAGTACGGCTTCGACCTGAACCGAAACGGCCGGGTCGATCCGGCCGAGATCGAGGACGCCAAGCGCTACCTCTGCAATTCCGAAAAGCTGGGCAATCGGGTCTATGCCGGCCGCATGGGCAACGGCCCAGAGGCGTCCGGCGACGGTTACCGCTACCGCGCGCGCGGCCTGATCGGCATCACCGGCCGCGACATGTACCGCCTGTGCGACAAGGCGCTGGGCCTGCCTTTGCTTGAGCAGCCCGAGCTGCTGGAGCGGCCGGAGTATGCCGCGTTGTCGGCGGCGTGGTTCTGGTGGGATCGAGGCTTGAACGAGCTGGCCGACGCCGGCCTGTTCGATCGCATCAGCACCATCATCAACGGCGGCGACAACGGCCGGGCCGAGCGCCGCGAGCTGTGGTCCAAGGCCAAGGCGGTGCTATGTCAATCCTCGATCTGATCCCGGCGCCGGTGCGGTCGTGGGCGGTCGCCCTGGTACTTCTGTCGAGCGCCTGCGCCGGCGCTGCAGGTGCCTGGGCGGTGCAGGACTGGCGCTACGACAAGCAGCTGGCGGAACAGGCTGGCCTGCATCAGGACGATCTGACCGCTATCAGCAAGGCAGCCGCCGCTCAGGTGCGTGCCGATCAGGACAAGCGCCTGGCCCTCGAGCAGCGTCTGTCGGCCAGCGAACAAACTCACTACAAGGAACTGACCGATGCTCAAACCAATCAGGCTCACCTGCGCGATCGCCTTGCCACTGCTGATGTGCGGCTGTCAGTCCTCCTCGATGCGGGTTCAACCGGTAGCTGTTCAGTGCCAACCGGTACCGAAGCCAGGGGCATGGTTCATGGAGGAACGCGCGCCCGACTTGACCCAGCGCATGCTCAACGAATTATCGGGATCACCGATGCCGGTGATCAAGGACTAATTGCCCTGGCGGCGTGCCAGGCTTATGTGCGGGAGGTAGCGCACTGATCTACTTTCTCCGGCGAGAAAGTTTGAACACGGCTGGCTTGCCTTTGTTGCTTATCGTTGCACCGATAACATAATTGCTGACTGCTGCCATTCCCGCCTCGGTCAATACGTTGTACCCGCCTCGGACCTTGACGAGGTCGCCGTTGGCGATGAGTGCATCTACGTCCGGATACGGGGGGAAGTTATCAATGAGGTCCTTTATTTCCTTGTAACGCTCTTCGCTTATCTGCATTGCATACGCTTCCTGGCAGGGGAGAATCTGTTTGAAAAGTATGCGGGGCACCGCATTGGCAAAGGAGTGTGGATGATTGTCATCACAATTTGGGGGGGGGGATGGCAGGTGCACCATCTATGCCCGCCGTCCTTGGCGGGGCTGCTCAAGGGACCAGGCGACCATTTGGTCGCCTGGGTGATACGCATCAGGCGCGGCCGATGTAAATCTTGAAGGGCTTGCCGACTGCACGTTGGATCTGTCCGCTTTTCAAGCGGCGAGTCCAGCGCAGAATAAAGGTGCCCCGTTCGTCGGTGTAGGTCATGACCTATCTCCTAGCGAGAGTTGCCACTACTTACCGGGCTGGACAACCAGTTTCTCTATGCGTATACTTAGCTCTTGTCGAGGGAGTCTTCGCTAGCATAAATTTTTGCTGGTTGCAAGAAGCGAGTGGAGAACTTCTTTGGTTGGCATGCCAACCACCTGTTCTGTCTGGCTAGCTAGTAACTATCCTTTCAGAACACAAATTCCAGTTGAGCTTCAGCTTTCGGCAGTCCTAGAAGCTCAATCATTGCGTCAGCGAAATAGTCTGCTTGCCACTCCGAGTCCTCATTCTCCACAGGCATGCCCTCGGAGAAGTGAAGTAAGGGTTTATGTCCTAGGACAATATGGCCGAGTTCGTGCAGAAAAATTCTGACGGCTTTGGCTTTTCCTCTGCAGATCTCACTGTAGAGTTTCTCCGGAACGTAGATCATTCCCTTCTGTGGATCAACAGTTGCTTTAGTAGCGTCGATCCATTCGGCATCATGAATTACATCGATGTTGATTCCATATTTCTCTAGGCTTGAAATCAGCTTTTCCGGGTTTTTTCCTTGGAAAGAGCGTTTTCGAATACCTAGGACGTCGCGAACCCTCACTGTTACCTGTTGAATAAATTCTGCAGTTAGGGCCGGCACGCGATGGCCTCGCATGCCGTATTCCGGTGGGTTTTCAGGTGTCATTCTTAGGGCTCTCCCCATAGATGTCGGCAAGCAATTTACCCAGTTTCGTAAGCTGCTCCTGGTTAAGATCGGAGTTTGCGAATCCTGCTATTAGCATCTTGTGGTGCGGCGGAAGTCCCTCCAGCGAGACGCTATCGTTGTCCTCGCAAGCCATTGCTTTTAGCTTCTGCCGGCTTACATCCATTCCGGATTTTTCGAAATAGGTAGCGATCTTTTCAACCCAGTCCATTGGGATTTTGCTTCGCCCGGTTTCCATTGCGCTCAAAAAGGCTGGTGACGTATTAAGTGAAGTCGCCATTGAGCTGAGCGTAATGTTTAGGACGCGCCGGTATTCCCTAACGGTGACGCCGAATTTTGAAAGCGACATGGTCCTCTCTCCTGCTGCTTGGTCTACAACCTAGGTGAATTAAAGCCCAGAACGTGGTGGTCGTCAACCATTTTACTTGAATACTTGAAAGGTTGAAAAATTAGTCCGGTGCATGTCTGGCCGGGCGGGTGTAGGTGTCTACTATCTGGAGCCTATGTTATGAGGTTATTCGGGGGACATCAGCACCGCTAGCGACAATTTGATGAACTCCTCATTGCGGTCGATGTCTTCGAGGGCGCCGAGCACGTTGTCGGCGACGTCGGCCGAACCGCGCTGCTCGACCCAGTTCGAAAGCTCCTGGGTGGCAGCCTCAAGGGCGAGTTGGTGTTCGTTGATCTTGTTCAGGAGGGAAAGGAGCAAGTCTGAATGTGGAATCGCGAATCCTCAGTTTTGAGGTCAGCGTAGCAGCGGAAATGTGGTGACACATATGGGGAGGTGAAGCGGTCGGCAGGACGCCGGAAGAGGGGGCAAAAGCGGAAAGTTTTGTAACGGTTACCAAATAGTTTTGTAACGACGCCCAAAAGCAGCGCTGATTCCCAAACCTCAGAAACGACAAAGCCCTGAATAATCAGGGCTTTGTCGTACATAAGATGGCGGAGGCGATGGGATTCGAACTCATGGACCTGTTACAGTCGACGGTTTTCAAGACCGTTGCCTTAAACCACTCGGCCACACCTCCGTTTGCGTTGCGGGCGCCATAATACCTGAATGAAACACACTGTCAAACTCTCTGCATGGCTTGTTACAGAGCGTCTGTTATGATCTTTGCGACTGAACGTTTCAAACCAACAGGAGTGTCGCCATGCGCGAAC